AATCATTTTGATAAATCAAATACATCATTCATATTCATATACGAACCACTTGTTAGTTGTGGAATTTGTTCGTAACCACGCTTCTTTATAAAATCACGCACATCCCACAAAAGGTACTTTAACTTTAACACAGTTGAAGTTTCTTCCGTTTTACACTTTTACATCTAAACATAGTATACTTCAAATAGTAAGAATGTCAGGCTCTTCATTAGATGAAGCATATATTTCAAATGTTGATAATATGTCAGCTTCAGAAAGTATTCTTTTTTCGAATATGGATTGGCCAATCAACGAAAACTCTATAAAACTACACTCAAAATCTCACAGTAATGTTTTCTCACAAAATGAAAAAGAAGAAGAACTTCCTATAATAAATATGAAAAAAGTATTAGAAACCTTTACAACTTTAAAATCTGACTTGAAAAAAAAACAAACATCAAAACAAATCAATGAAAATGCTTTGAAAGAAATAAAAACATGTGAAGAAAATGTAAATAAAAGTATTATGGATTCCTTACGTATCTTTGGTGGAAAATCAGACGAACTCTTAAGTATAACGGGTCTTTTTTCAAATATTATAAAACAAGAAGCAATGGAAGAAACTACACGTCTTGAAAGTCTTCAAGAAGAAATGTTGAAGGATGAATACAAGATGACGGATAAGATTGGTCAATGTGCGAAAATGTTAAAGGAATGTGTTAAAGATATGAGTGACGAACAACGAGAAACCTTTCAAAATCCTGCTCTTTGTGGTATTTGTGTTGAAAATAGTGTAACATATGTTTATAATCCTTGTGGACATACCATCTGTCAAGCTTGTAGAACATCTTCACGTGGATATAACTGTCATATTTGTCGCACATATATCAAAGAGTGTATCAAGATTTTTTTTAGCTAAAAATAAAAAATAAAAAATGATACATTCGTAAAAACTCATTGATTATTTTTTATTTTTGATAAACAAAAATAAAAAATGAATCTTCAATGTAAGAAATAGTAGGCACTAATAAAAATGGAAGGATCTTGTGCTAAGATTGTTGAAGAATCCCCCGAGATTGTTCGTAAAGTTTTGAAAAAAGCTTATAAAGGAAAATGTGCAAATGAACAGTTTTATCTTCAACAAACTGCTTGTTTGATTGTGTCAGAATGTAAGTTGAAGCATATTGTTGTTCCCCAGGTTCATACTCTTGAAGCAAAATCCTACACTATGGATAGAATTGATACTTCAAAGCCATTGTATGAAGAAAAGGTGTCAAGGGAGGTTATGGATGAACTTCAAATGTTTTGTACAGCATTTGAAGAACATGGTTGGTATGTTAATGATATTGAATGCTATATCCAACCTTCTGGAAAAATTGCGATTATTGACTTTGATAAATGCGAAGCAGTCTCAACAGGAACGAAAAAGGCAAATGTATTTCTTCCCATTTATTATTGATTATGAAGGACTTTCCAAAATATGTTGGAGAACCTTATTTAGAAAACTTCTTTTCACCCATTGCTTTTAACACAATAGGCACACGACCTATGTATTGTCCCACAAGTTGTGGTAAAATAAACTGTAGCTGACCTGTTACAAGCGTAAATAACTCTATGATTGTCATAATACCTTGTAAAAGAGGGTCTAATAGAACCACTGTAAGAGTTGGTAAACGTTCCAATGGAACTTCTTTGAGTGCTTTGTTGTAAATGTATTGATATAATGTATCATCTATCGTAGCTTCGTAGTATGTTTTGATTAAACTTGTCATAAAAGCCACAATGTACAGCATTATGGTTTTTTGCCAGGTATTCATTTCCATTCCAATGAAGCTTGCCGTATCTTCTTTGTCTGTTCCTGGACCAAAATGAAGAAACTTTTTTGAAAACGCCCCTTTATCATCGAGTAAAAGGAGATACGCACATATAAAAATAGTTAATACCATCAACGCCGTAGTTGGCTTGAAGAAAAAATCACTATAATGCCCCATTCTATTCATGTAACATATTTTGTGTATATTTGTACACATACAAATCTTCGTATAAAGCTTCTTCCATTTTATTTTTTTGTTTTTGTATAAGTTTTCGTGTATTTTTTCCACCAGCATTTTGTTGAATTATTGTATATGGAATATTTTGAATAAGTGTATTTGATAAATCAATCTCCCATGATTGTCTTTCATATGATATATTATCCATAATAGTTAAAAGTGTATGTTTATACCAAGGCGCAATTAATATACATTTATTATTATATTCATATAGTTTTTCAAAAAAAGATTTCCAGTTATTTGTTTGGACATAATCATCTGCCAATAACATCGTTAAAGATTCATTATTAAAATGAAAACTTTCTGGTTTTGCTTTTAAAAAGTTATTTTTACTATCATTATATTTTTGTCGTAATGTTTTATCAACTAAATAAGCATTAAAATGGCGTTCATAATATGTTTTTTGATGAAACATTATTTCATATAATGCTAAAGATATACTTGTTACTTTACCACTTTCAAGGTTACACTCAAAATCAGACATATCATCAAGTTGTATGTATTTTATATATGGGAACCTTTCTTTTATTATTGTAAATACAATATTTAACATACCTACTGTTTTTTCTCTACGAATCGGTATATTATTTATTTCACATCCCCCATGCTTTGTATTTAGTTGATGTAAAAATCCAGTATTTTTATTATTTGGAATTGTTATAAAAATACAATTATTTTTTCCACCGATTGATATTTTTTTTCCAATAATATTTTGAGTTCGTTCCATAATATCAAAACTAACATCGTTATCAATTTGAACTTTAAAATTACCAAACGATGTTTGAATAATACTATTACCCATTCTATGTAAGGTTATCCGAAATAATGTTTTCCAGAATATCTGGAGAACCTTATCTATCATAGTAAGGAGTTTCCATAATATCGTTAAACGATATCTGGATAAGCTTAGTAATACCAGTTATATTTTTTTCCATACATATCAAGTTGATTTGCTAGAACCCAACCTATTACAAATGTAACAGTATCACCGAACATATTCAATAAAGAATCTGATTCAGGTTTTCCACCGGGCCATCCAATACTTGTTGTTGATGAGAAGTAATTATTTATTATCTTGATTCCCCATTGTGTATTTTCTATTATTTCAAAAAATGTATGAAGGAGGAATGAAGTAAATAATGAAATATTCCAAAAATAACAAAAAACTCCAACACTTCCATGGAGCAAACTGTATTGATCAAGAAAACGGTGTCCCATCTATTTTATACTTTATTTCTATTGGTACCGTCAAGTTCCACATTAAATATCTTAAATGTGGAACTTTCCCTAAGGGTTGGCTGGCTTTAGCTCAGCCAGCACTTACGGCACTGCCGTTGGTGTGCTTAAATAAGGCACCCAACGGTACTACGATGTTTACGTAAAGAATATGTTGAAGGAGATGGTTCGGTATTGCTATTTGAAGATCCACTGCCAGTTGTTGAAGAACCTGTTGTTGTTCCTGAAGAATCATCTGATTGACCACTTGAAGTCATTCCACGCAAGAATCCTTTAATAATATTTTTAATATTGATGTTTATGGTTGTGCCAGATGGAATAGAACCTGTTGTTCCTGAACCTGTTGTTCCTGAACCTGTTGTTCCTGAACCTGTTGTTCCTGAACCTGTTGTTCCTGAACCTGTTGTTCCTGAGCCAGTTGTTCCTGAACCTGTTGTTCCTGAACCTGTTGTTCCTGAACCTGTTCCAGTTGTGCTAGAGGGAATGTGTGAAGGTTTTTTGTGAGGATGTTTGGAAGGCTTGTCCGTATGATGAGGTTTTGGGTTATCACTATGATGAGGAGCTGGAGCTGGTTTATCACTGTGTTTGGGTTTGGGAGCAGGTGGTTCAGGTTTTGGCTCAGGTTTAGGAGCTGGTGGTTGAGGTTTGGGTGCGGGAGGAGCAGGGGGATTGTCATGATGAGGTTTTTGAGCGGGAGGATTATCATGATGATGTTTATCTTCAAAGCTGTGATAGAAAGGAACTAAACTTTTATTGAGAGGAACTGCTTCATAGTTTGACACTGCGACAGACGTTTGAATACAAAGAAGAGACATGCCATTTGTATCACGCCATTGAATCTTACTATTGATTTTTCCAGAAACTGTTTCAGGCCATACAGACATCGTGCTACGATTATTAGTACCCACTATAAGAGGACATTCTGTATCTTCACAAAGAGGTTTGGTACTTGGTGTAAAAGGGATTCCATTGAGTGTTACAGAGGTTGTAACTTTGCCATCTGTGATTTCTGGTCCAGGATTATTGAAGATAACTGTCATATAGACTTGTTCATTGCGTTTGGGAGGATCGGGATATAATGCTAAATCAGTAATTTTGAACTGTGAGTTAGGATCACAGTCTTTAATCGTCGCGGTGGCAAACGCCAACGTAGAAATTAAAAGGGTAAATGCTTTCAACATTCTATTTCTATTTGCCAAATAGATTTTAAATAACAAAATCATTTTTTATTTGTTAGAACAAGTTAAATCTTCTAAGATCTTCTTCTGTTGCCAAATGTCTTTTCATAAAACTCACTATACCATCACCATAGAGTTGAAAGCGAGTTTGTTCAATCTGTTGTTCATCTTTATTTGTTAAACTATTTTCAACAATTTGTGAAAACTGTTTAACATCATCATGTAATGTACGGATTTTTTCTGAATCATTGTGCCAAATACTTCCTCCACTAAAATGAAGAATACAGTTATCATAAAAAAATTCAAAATTACAGAAAGAGGGGATTCTAAATCCTCCATTATATGAAGTTATTCTATACTCATATTGTGGATTCTTACGCATAAACATAGCAAATAGAGAGCCAGTATCCATTGTTGTTCCTTGAATAGCATTCATATCAATATCGTGAACATTTGTTACTGTTTTTAAATTCATAAATAAACAATGAACCCATACATAATGAATAGCACTTGCATCTGGTGATCCTTGATTCCAATATAGAAGTTGAATACGTTTTGGACCAATAAAATCATAACCAGATACAATATCTTCCACATCAAATGGTTTTATAAATACCATATCAGCATCCAAAGAAAGAAAATAATCATATTTATCTTTGAGTTGTTGAGAGACTTCACGAAACATATAGTTTAGAATTGAACGATGTTTGAGAGGTGTATCCGCTGGATTTGAATGTTCGTATGGATACTTGATATACTCAACTTCATCAGGAAACTCGTCACATACTTTTTTTATATCCTCTTTTTCATTTGTAAGAATATTTTTGGTATTTTCATTGGAATCATCAATCACAACAAGTTTCCATGTACAGTTTTTAAGATTTTTACGAAAACTTTTGATTTGAATAGGGATAAAATGAGAATTATTGTAAAAGGGAGATACAATAGCAAGACGAATAGTCATATACATACTAAAGTAATAGGGGTTTAATAGCTTTTTTTGTTTTTTGAAAAGAATCAAAAAAAGCTTGTATGCAGAGGGTGGGATTCGAACCCACGCGGATTACTCCACTACGATATTCATTTTTCTTTACAGAAAAAATACCTCAACGTAGCGCCTTAACCACTTGGCTACCCCTGCTTTGAAATTGTCCAACACTTTCAAAGCAGGAACTATTTACTCCCTGTGGGGACCGAACCCACGACCTCAACCGTGTGAAGGTTGCGCGCTACCACTGCGCTAAAGAAGCATTTGTCATTCGTATATGGCTTACCTCACGGTACCACCACATACATTAGTTATGGCCCATCTTTAGGCCTCTTTACAAGGAGTGGGATTTGAACCCACGAAGATTTCTCTACTACAACCTGAATGTAGCGCCTTAACCACTTGGCTATCCTTGCCAATAGATATCCCAACATCTATTGGCAAAAACTATTTTTACACTTGACACAACTGTAAAAATAGTTTGCGAGGAGTGGGGTTCGAACCCACGCGTATTACTACAGCAGTTCTTAAGACTGCCACCTTAAACCACTCGGTCATCCTCGCTGATTGGTGTTAGGACAGTTTTCCACCACTTCCTAACATATAGTTGCGCCGCGTCTTTAGACCTTTTTTGTCTTCAGACCCCGCGGGATTGCTCCAGGTGGGGATCGAACCCACGACTCTGGCGTCACACACATATCGTTTTTTGATATAAGCACCATGCTCTACCAACTGAGCTACAAGAGCTTGTTGTCCTCCACAATATATAGATATAGGTCATCTTTAAGTCATTCATATGATAGATAATGTTCTCCAAAATATTTTAGTATTTTGAAATATGTTTAACTGTAATAGATGGAGTTTCCGCCAATACTTGTTATAAATCTTGATGAACGTAAAGACCGCTGGAAGGAAATACAATCCTCTTTTTCTAACTGGAATGTCCCGCTGGAACGAGTAAGCGCAGTCCGCATGAAGCCTGGTTGGAAAGGCTGTAGTTTATCCCATCGTAAATGTATCGAAATAGCAAAAGAACGTAACTATCCTTGGGTTCTTATCCTTGAAGATGATTGTCTTCCTTCCTCTACCAAACAAAGCTTATCAGAAGTTCTTCCTTCCCTATGGTCGCGTCGAAATGAATGGGATATATTCAACGGTGGACCATCCCAACTCTTTGACATCAAAGTCGTTACCGAACAAATCCCTCTCTATCAAGTCAAAGGATATGCCACTCACTTCATTTTGATTCATCAAGGGAGTTATGATAGACTGTTAAAGGAGGTTCATGAAAACATGAAGATAGATGTCTTTTACAAAGATAATATGCGATGCTGGGCTTCTTATCCACATTGTGCGACCCAAGCAGTCAGCAAAAGTGATATTGAAAATACAGAAACCGACTATACAGATAGTTTCCAAAAAACCAATCAACAGCTATTTGAAACTTTAACAAACTATCGTAGTAAATTACAAAAAACAATCGCGTTGGTTCTTGTAGGTGCTTTTTTTACTGCTTACATTTGGAAGAAATAACATATTCAACATAAGTGTTAGAATCAAAATATGGTTGAACCCTTTTCCCGCCAAGATTTGTTAAAGGGGTTTTGTTATTTATTTGGCAGTCTTTTTTTATTTTTTCTCATTGCCATTGCCTTAAAATTTATTCTTATTTGATTTTTAGATAACAAAGGTCTAAACAACTTTTTTGATTTTTATACAGTAAGAATGAGTTCCTCAGCAGATGTTTTGCGCAAAGAAGCCCACGAACTAATGGACATGGTTGTTCGTGATCCCCAACATGTTTTGGTAAGTAATAGGAGCTTGTATAATGAACGTATGGCCATGTGTGTAGACAGTGATATCGCATCTTATATTAACAGCTTCAAACAACAAGTCAAAGGGTTGGCTTCTTCAAATCAAGAAATCGAAGGGCGTTATGTGGATATGAAAGCCCAATATGACAGTGTAAATAAACAGTTAGATGGGATTACTATGGTTATGGATCAAACGACCAAGATGTTGGATACCGCAGAACAACAATCTCGTACCAATCGCGATTTGCTTGAACAAGCCACCAAACAACTTGAAGAAGAACGCGCAAAAACAGCTCGTTTGGAAGACATGTTTGTACGCATACAAAAAGCTTTGAGTGCTACGGTATAAAAGCTTTTTTATTTTTTATTTTTATATTTTTAGAAAATGTTCTCCAAAGTATTTTGGAGAACATTTTCTACGAAAGATGACTTACTTGTTGACAAAGAATAAATCCAACACGTGGGAACTCAGTCCAGGTTTTAATAATGGCATCAACTTCCTCTTTGGCAGGTGGTGAGGAGAATCCGTATATTTTTTGAAGACCTTGTTGGAAATGTGGTTCTGATGTATCAATCCAATCTGAAAAGGTGCTTTTGATAAATCGTTTCGCACCTGTACCCAACCCTTTCACATCTAGATTCCAAACCTCTTCCCAAGTAGTTTGTGGAGTCGTTTGTTCCAATACAGGAATCAATATGGATTTTTTATTGTCTGAAATATGCGTATCATTACGGATATCATCGACCGATTTATTATGAACGTGGTTATGCCAAATAGAATGTCCATAGTTAGTATACGCTTGGGTATGGCAAATATAATATAAGAGATATTCTTGGACTGTTTGCGGGTCTTCTTCATGTGGATAGGCCATACGTTCCTTGCCTGTACCAAATGGACGGGGTGTAAAAGGGGATTGTTCAATGTAGGGACGAAACTGTGGATGGGTTTTCACAAACGTCACTATATCAGAACCCCAATCCGCATTGTAAGCTAAAAGAAGTTCAATATGATCACCTTGTGATGCAGTTAATGTAAACGCCATCTTGATTGCTTATTTTTTGTTATAAGAAATAATCATTTTTTATTCACTTTTTCACTTTTCTCGTATCACGTTTGGACTTACATTTATATTTGGTCTGTAAAAGGAGGTGTTTGATGATAGGGTCAATTAGTTTTGATTCGTGAACAAAGACCTTCTCTTGCTTTTTGCGAGTATCACCTTTACCAGAAACTGTTTGTCGTTTGCCTTGTTGAGTAATACAAAGAAAGTCGGGTGGCGCATTATATTCACTAATAAAAACATAATTGTGCTTAGAAAGCTTTCTCATATCTTCCCAAAAAGTTGAAGAGTTGAAGACAGAATCATATTCTGCAGTATTTTCATACGGCGGGTCACAGTAAATCAACTTCCCTTTGACACCCATATATTTTTTGTAAGAGGTATGTTGAAGAGTTGTTTGTTTGAAGATTTCATTATCATGAAGCTTGTCATAATAATCCTTTCGCTCCTGAGCATAATCTCGTCCATGAACTATTGAAGTATAACCACCAAAAAACTTCCCATTATAGCTGTAAGTAAAAGCAGCATAGGCAGCACGTAATGGATCTTTGTCTGGATTATGCTTCAGTTCATCATATTCTTCTTCAGATATGGTCAAGTGCTTGTTTTTAGTTTTCTGGATGTGCTGTAAAAGGGTGGTGAGATACTTGTTGTTATCACTTGCGGTATAACTTTTTTTGTTCTTCACTTGTCGTAAGACATGACAATAACCACAAAAAGGTTCTATGTAGTTAAAGTTGTCAAAGAGAGGGTCATTTAACAATTCCAAAATATGTTGCGACATTCTGGCTTTTCCTCCAAGGTACGCCATCTATTTAATCATTAAAAAACCTTTGTCCTTTGTCCTTTGTCATTTGTCTTTTTATTCTAAGGGTTTCCAGAATATCGTTAAAACGATATTCTGGAAAACATTATTTTATTCAACTTCTATTTCTCTTTTTACTGGGATATATCCTTTTATTTGTCTACTTACATGACCTTTTCCAAACCGTACGTATGTGTATTGTGTAATCACAGAGAACTCGGAATCTGATTCTGGATAGGAGTTTGAATCTTCATCTTCATCTTCATCTTCAAAATTTCTTTCTTCATTTTCGTCATACTCGTCAACATCGTCTTGTTCCGCTTTGAAGTTTCTTTTTTCTTCAAAGGCTTTACAACATGCTTCAGAACAGAATACGGTCATAAGATAACAGTTATTGACAACAGTTTCGCGACAGGTTTCACATATATTATAATAGTTTTCTGAAAAATCCCAACGACTTTGTTCAGGCTTACATGTATAACATACAGGTTCATTGTAGTAACATAGTGGTGATAGTGGTGTAAACATATGTTCGCATTCGGAACAACGTTCAATACCAACTGCAAAGGCAACTGGGGCAACTGGAGAAGACATTTTAAAAACAATAAGGGCTGCTTACGGTTTCAGAAAGTAAGTAAATCAAATTTTATTTCTACCAAAAAAGGTTTTTTTGTTTTTGTTTTTGTTTTTGTCAAAGGGGTATTTGTCTTTTTATATTTGTGTGTTAAAGGGGCTTTTTTATTCATCTTCGTGGTTCATGGGGTCTTGGGTTGCAACGACATTACTAGGTTCGTCCGCGCTAGGCATATCGAGTTCAGCTTCATAGTCAAGAGCCACAATAGGCATCAATCCACCTTTAACGGGAACTTTGTAGAGGCGTTCCATAATGCCACGCTTTTCAAACCCCTTCTTGAGCATATTTTCATCGATGTTGAGACAGCCTTCGCCTTTGAGGGAGAGGATGGTAACATCCACTGACTCTTTTTGGCCGATACGCACGGCACGACCAATGGCTTGTTCCATCATGGCGTTGGTCCACCAAGGGCTCATAAAGACGATACGGGAGAAGTGTTGGAGGTTGAGGCCAACACCGCCACTTTGGAGTTGGAGTAGGAGGACGTCACTGCGGCCATCTGCGGGGAGAGCTTGATGAGTTGCCTTGAGTGTTTCATCCTTTTCTTCGTGAGTGAGCTTACCATGGTAAGAGTAGATGTTGCGGATGGCAGGAGAGCTGGCAAGGAAGTCACGGAGCATGTTCATTTCGTCATGGAACTGGCAAAAGACTATCCATTTCGCACCAACAGTGCCACTTTCGATTTTAGCTTTGAGAAAGTTGAACTTCGTACTTGCTTCAGTCCAATCGGCACGGTTGTAGATGCCTGGGTGGATTTTCTTTTGTGAGTTGATGTACACTTGGGGATGTACACTGATTTGACGGAGACGCATGAGGAGAGCAAGACGAGACTTGACGTTATCTTGTTCCGCAGCGCGCCACGCACGAACTGTCATACCCTGAATGCCACAATAGAACTCACCTTCTTCTTCCGTGTCAAAGTCCAACACTTCCTTGCGTACCAAAGGAGCAGAAGGGAGTTCTGGTAGAACACCGCGCATATCGCTCATCGAGCGCATAAGACTGGCTTCTTGGATAGCTTCTTTGAGCTTGTTGTATTGGCGAACATCATCACGTTCATATCCTACGTGAGTCAATAGGGTTTGAATATCACGTAGGCGATTGATGATGGGAGTTGCTGTAACACACCATGTGATGTTGCGACGAATCGTGCTGATTTGTCTGGCGTTGTTGTTAGAGGTTGACTTATGGGCTTCATCCATGACCAAACGGTTCCAAGTGCGACGTTGGAAGAGAGGAGCGTTCTTCGTCGTGAGCTTTTCGTAGTTGGTGATGTAGAGAAAGGGACGGTTCTCTTTGTACTCTTCGGTCATTCGCCAACGACTTACCTTCTTGTCCTTTATCAAGGTAAAGACATTGATTGAAGATTTCGTAGCAGCTTCAACCCATTGGGAGATGACAGCTTTGGGACAGAGTAAGAGGGTAAAGCGCACAGCGTTGTTGATAACACAACCGAGGACTTCGATAGTCTTACCAAGACCCATTTCGTCACACAACAAGCCACCAGCAGGAGTCGCGGATTCTCTTTGGAGCATCCAGGCGACACCAGTCACTTGGTGGCACTTGTAGGCAAAGTCAGACCAGAGAGGTAAAAGTTCAGGAGTAGTCATTTTGTAGCAAAGGACAAAAGGACTTGATTTGGGGGTTGCCAACAAAAAAGGAGTCTTTTATTTCATTTTTTTTTGGTTTTGATTGTTATGACTCCATTTGTCTTTTTTTGTTTTTTTGTCTTTTATATTTTGTCTTTGGGGTTTAGTCAGTGGATTCAGTGGTAGTCTTCTTGGACTTCTTGGTAGGAGCACGCTTAGCCTTCTTTTCTTCCGTAGCAACAGGACTAGGGGTATCAATAGCTACCTCTTCTTCCTTGTGTACAGGGGCAGTAATAAGAAGGCTTGTGGTGGTATCAATGGAAGTAGTTGAGGCACCAACGAACTTCGCAACAAAGGCGTCGTATTCATCTTGGTGACTCAAGCGATAAGTCTTGGCGATAGTTTGATGCGTTGTTACATTCTTCTCACTCGCAAACAACTCAGGTTGAGCTTGCTTGAGGTGTTTGACGAAAACACCCCAGGCATTGAACTTGGCATCAGGAACCTTCTTAGGAGCAGAAGGATCACGGACACGTTTCGCCTTAGGATTCACTTTCTTGGCTTCCTTTTGGATATGGGAAGCCAAGCGAACTTGGAGAATGAGAAGGTCACTCAAGGTCATTTCCTTAACGGACTCCATGACTGCTTCAACAGGGTTAACAATAACGTTAGTAGAACTCATTTTAAACTTATTACTCTAACAACTTTGGGATTGCTTTGGATTTGTGGAGGCTCTAGAATCAATTTTTATTTCGATTGATTTAAATTTAAAGGGTGAGTGGGACAAAGATATTCTTTAATAAACAAAAAAGGGTTTGTCTTTTTTTGTTTTTTGTTTTTGTTTTTGTTTTTGTTTTCGTGATAAGGTTCTCCAAAATGGAGAACCTTATATATCATAAGTAATGACTTTCCATTGGAAAGTCATTATTTCGTGTGGATTCACACGGGATTTTGTCTTTGTCTTTGGGTTTGGGGGTTTATTTGTTTTGTTTGTCTTTGGTTTTGTATGTGTAATAGGGATTGTCTCTTTATAGCTCGATGTATTCAATGGATTTGGTAGTGAGGTTGTAGTTACCAATCTGTTCAGTAGGCATATCATCGTTGATGTCCCAGACGGTATTATCAACGGTGTTATGAAAGAAGGTGACACCGTCCTCTTCGATCTTTACCCACTTGGAAGGAATGGTTGCGGGTTCACTTGCGGGTTCAGCCTTGGACTTTTTGGTAGTCTTCGTAGGCTTATCCACATCAGCTTCCTTCTTAGCCTTCTTGACCTTTGCTGGTTTCTCAGCAGCTTCGGTTACCACAGGAGCTTCCTTCTTAGCCTTCTTAACCTTTGCTTCAGCTACAACAGGAGCTTCGGCTACCACCACAGGAGCTTCCACAACAGCAACAGGAGCTTCCGTCTTAGCCTTTTTGACCTTCGCGGGCTTTTCCATAGGAGGAGGAGTAGCAGAAGGATCATACTTTGCGACAAAGTCGTCCTTAAAGGTATTATACTCATCTTCGTGGTCAGCACGGTAAGAAGAGACAATAGCACCCCTCTTCATAAGAGTAACACCTTCAAAGAGAGCAGGTTGCGTAGTCTCCAAATGCTTCTTGAAAGCATTCACGGCCAAGAACGCAGGACTAGGAACCTTCTTAGGAGCAGAAGAATCCTTGACCTTGGTGGACTTGGATACCTTCTTGGACTCAGACTTAACATGAGTTGCCAAGAAGACTTGGAGAGCAACCAAATCCATGAAAGACATGGATTTGATGGACTCCATCACAGAATCAACAGGGTTGACGATAACGTTGGTAGAACTCATTTTAAACTTACTCTAACAACTTTTGGATTGCTTTGGATTTGTGGAGGCTCTAGAATCAATTTTTATTTCGATTGATTTGAATTCAAAAGGGATGTCTTTGACCTACCAAAAAAGGTCTTTTGTTTTTTTGCTTTTTGGTTTTTACTATATCATTATGTTAGTGCGACAGTATACACGCCATGAGTCCCAAGAGGGAAATGCCTGACGCTTCTTGGACCCAAGCTCCTGTAGAGTCCCATTGGGAAGCACAGTGACATAGGACTTGAAATGGTGGACATCATCATAGACCTTCTCCTTGTATATCATGCCCACGGCAAAGTTGCTGGGTATCTTCTCCTCCTCGCGCATGATCTCCTCGCCAGTTTCGTCGTCCTTGCTCATGCCAGCATATAAATAAGCACACTCATTCCTACAGTAGCGTTCCGTAACTCTACCAAAGAACTCGTTGCCACATCCTTCACACTCGCACGTGGGCCTGGTAACCTCCTCTGGCTCCTCGTCACCACAGTCCTGGAAGTAGGCATGGCGTTCTGCGCAGAAGTTAGTACAGAAGTCTTTATCATATTCACAGAACTGCCGGCACCAACGGCAACTCGTGTGGAGATACTCCTCCAACTCGGCCTCGTCATATACGTTGAAACCGTCAAGTGAACACATTTTAGAAGAATAGGGGTTCGTTGTAGCTGGGGATTGCCTCGGAAAACTAGGACGGATACTTTCAATTTTATCGGATCTTGCCTAGGGGTTCATAGAGGAGTCCTAGGAGGTGATTATAGGAGTGCTAGAGGAGTCCTAGAGGTGTGTATAGAGGAGTCCTAGAGGAGTCCTAGAGGAGTCCTAGAGGAGTCCTAGAGGAGTCCTAGGGGTGCTTATGGGGAGTCATAGGAGTCCTAGGGGTGTGTATAGAGGAGTCCTAGGGGTGCTTATGGGGAGTCCTAGGAGTGTGTATAGAAGAGTCCTAGAGGAGTCCTAGGAGTCCTAGGGGTGCTTATGGGGAGTCCTAGGGGTACATAGGAGTGTATTAGGAGTGCTTATGGGGAGTCCTAGGGGTGTTATAGGGGTTCTATAGGGGTCCTTATGGAGTCCTAGGGGTGTTATAGGGGTGTTATAGGGGTGTTATAGGGGTGTTATAGGGGGTCCTTATGGGGATATCTAAGGGTGTGTAGGGGTGGAATAAAGACTCAACCTCGGAAAAAATTGAAACTTTGTCTTGGTGAAATAGAAAGCAATCTCTAACCTTTGATATTGCTATTCTACGTAACAATGTCCGAAATGAATACCCTTACTCGCTCTGCTACGCCTAATATGGCGTACACAGACAACCCTGTCTACTGGAACAAGTATGAGCGTGCGACTCTCTCTGAGAAGTGCGTTAATTGTGCTGAGCCGTTCATCCCATCTGTGGAGGGTCAACAGTTCTGCTCCAAGAAGTGTTACATCCCTCCTTGCTCTGCCTGTAACGAGGAGCTGGCTTTCCTCAATGGAGACCAACCCAAGACACTTGGTATGCCTCTTTGTGCTGGCTGCTATTGGGAGGCAGAGGAGGACTTGAGAAAGGAGCGCGTGTTGGCTTCTAAGAACGCTGCTAGTGGAGGTAAGTACACCGAGGAGGAGATTGCCAGAATGGAGGACGAGGCACTCGAGAAGATGTACGCCGATGAGCAGACGTTTCAGGATCTAAAGGCAGAGCTGGAAGACGCGCTCAATGAGGGTCGTCATGCTAACTGCGATTACGACTAGTAACCTAGAAACACAAACCCTATAACCACAAACCACAACCCCTATAACCACAAACCCTAGAAAAGATAGTAGAAACAAAAACAAAAACAAAAACAAAAACAAAAACAAAAAACAACCTTTTTTGTTAAAATTGAAGTAACTTGACTTCAATAATCCAAGCAACAATCCAATTCAAAAATGTCAACTGCTTTTGCTTTTGCCTATGAAACGCTTCGTGCGACTGCGTTGAAGATGAATCGCACAGAGCTTCTTGAAGAAATCGAAAATATTAACGGCGAACTTTCTTACATTGCCGAAATCCTACACATGTATAACGAAGAAGATGAAATTTACCAACAAAATATGACACATGGAACCTTCTTGCTCCATAAGAAAGAACTGATTACCATGATTTATCATGAGCGTATCCAAGAGTTTCAAGAAGAGATCGAAGACGAGTATTATGAATACATGGAACAAGTTCAAGCCGAATGTGGATTTTAACGGTTCAAAGCATATGAAGTAAAAGGGAGTAGATGAAACTCACTGTCTTTTACTTCACTACAGACAAAACAACACCACCACCCACAATCAACCCGCACTATGAATGGAAAGTGTTTGGACCAGAAGATGTTCCCACATACGCTTCGTTGTCCAAGTTGATTCGCCAGTACCACCCCGTAGTTTTTTGTACGACAGGTGATGCAAAAAGTTGGAAACCTTTGTGGGAACTTCCTTACTACTATCGCTGCAAGTGGATTCATCACGAATCTCCTACCACAATCAAAACAGAATACATTGAAAACTGCTACATCAAAACCCTTTTACCCAAAGAAGAAAATCCTAAAAATCCTTTGTTCAGTGTGATTACTACAACCTTTCACAGTGGAAAGAAACTTATGCGTCCTTTTCATTCCTTATCCGCACAAACGTATCGTAACTGGGAGTGGATTGTGTGGGATGATTCCAAGACAGGCCATGACGCAGAATGGAATCAGTTACGCGTGATGGAAGAAAACGATATTCGTATCAAAGTATATCGTGATACGATTCCGTCAGGCTACATTGGGCACATGAAATGGTTATCTAGTTCTCTGTCAAAGGGGGAATGGTTGGTGGAACTGGATCATGATGATATCATTCATCCCAACCTTTTTCAATGGTGTCTGGATGCGATTCGTGAAAATCCTGAAGCAGATTTTTTATGTTCGAGTTGTGTGGAGCTCTTTGAAGATACTGAAAAACCCTTTAATTATGGGGATCATTTTGCCTTTGGATATGGTTGTTATCAGAAACAGTGGATTCGTAACAAGTGGCACAATGTCGCACCTGTGGTGGATTTGAATCCTACAACGATTCGTCATATTATTGGTGTACCCAATCATGTGCGTATTTGGCGTCGTTCCTTTTATGAAAAAATAGGTCGTCACAGCTTGGATTTACCTGTGGTGGATGATTATGAGCTGTTGATTCGTTCTATGTTAAAGGGAAACTGGGTGCGCATTCATGCGCCTGGATATTTCCAATACAAAAATACAGGTGGAAATAACTTTACCGTTCATCGCAACAAGTTAATCCAGTATCTTTCAGCACGCACCTATGGATTATATAAAAGCCAGATTGATGAGCGTTGGAAAGAGTTAGAATTTGCTCCCACAATAACCCAAGGAAAAGCCTGGGAACTTCCTGAAGAAGCCTATTCGAAAAATAAAAAGTTTATCAAGACATATGTACCGAACTGTGATGTGAAGAAAATGATGTCTGTATTGATTCCTGTGGAAAAGGAGGTGTCAAAGGAGGATTTGATGATTACGTTGAACTCGTTGGATTCTAACTCTTGGATATACATCATTGGAGATAGTTCTTCAAGTTTAGAAAATGTGATGGAGGAAATACGTCAGATAGTTCCACCTAGCCTATTGGATCGTATTCGTTGGTGGAACTTGGATGGTAAAAAAGATCTTCAAACGATCTTCAACTACTTTCACAGAATGTTATGGGTAACTGAACAAGCTATCAATCTTCGTCCAGGCTCTGTCTTACTAAATGATTATCTTCAACAAAGTCTTCAAAATGACAAAAATGCCTTTGATAAAGTGTATAATAAATAATGTTCTCCAAAATAAAATCCAGATAAAAATTGATTTTTGGAGCGTATAAAAAATAAGCAACAAACTTATTAAAATGGCTGCTATTAACTTTCAACACTCTGCTGCTTTCGTGATTCTCTCCTTTAACGAACAAGGAGAATGTGTAAATGAGGAAACGGAAACTCTACAATATCCTGAATGTTTTGAACAACGGTATACTGTAACGTGGTATGTAAATAACCAACAGACATATACAATGAAAAATATTCGTGCGGGTCCTGCTTACGACATAGCGATTCCTGGTGAAGCTCTTATGCCAACCCAAAACAATCGGTGGCATGTCATGATGCGTCAACACGCACTCCAAGAGATTTCTTTGCTTGGTGTAAATGGTTCCGATTCAGTTACTATTTGCTATGAAGATCAACTTGATGGATATGATAATGAACGTATTGTTGTTACCCTTATAATGTAAAATAAAAAACAAAAAACAAAGACAAACAAAGCTTAGAGCTTTTTTTTGTATAGATATGTAGAAAGATGTTTCCCAATCGTTCCTAATGCTGTCGAAGAGAGTGAGTGGTTTGATATAACAGATCGTTTTACGCAAAAAGATAAAGAGGAGCAAAAGGTTATTATGAATACCGATGTGAATAAAGCCTTCGACGAGTGTTTGGAGCTCTTTGAAGAGTATCCCAAAGAAGAAACCAAAGAGCAATCCAAAGAAGCAGTCAAGCAAGGACACAAATACATGTCAAAAAAGAAGAAAAATAAAAACAAAAATTGCCATTGATCATTTTAATCTTGTAACTGGATAAATCCAGTAGCAGATTAAAATTGATTTGTCGGATTTGGAGTTGGTTGGCAGATAAAAAGTTACAATGTCCTCCTCTCGCCCTTCTGTAAGTTCTAAAGACTACGCAAATGTAGTCGAAAGCATTCGTCGCAGTCAACCTTTCCAAAAGTTCTTTGCCAAAGCTATTGAAAATATCAATGACTTTCCCAGTGAACAAGCATGGGCTCGTCAAGCAACTCTAGCTTTTCGTCGGAAATACAACATGACTACTCGCTTTCCAACTGTCTATTTCGCTTTCATGAACGAAGCTGAAAAACATCAAGAAGGTTACGACTCTGAATCAGTTGGCGATGACAACGACTCCGTTGATTCAAACGAAACGTATGAACGTGACGGGTTTGTTGTGAATGACGATGAATGTGATACTGCTGCTTCTGAAGAATCTGAAGAAGAATGGGAAGATGACCATGAAAGTTGTGAAAGTGAATCCATTGCCTCTGAAGCAGAAGATGAAGATACTGAACATCCCAAACGCACCACACAGGTTGTCAAAAGCAGTTCTAACGCAGCGTTTGTTGAAGATGGTTCTCCTACCCAAGCAGAAATCAACAAAGGTAATAATATGCTTAACAAAATCATCATGAAAGAGTATAACACCTGGTATGAAGCTTTCCACAAAGAAGCCGAAGAAGATACCGAAGATGATGCCATGAATGCGGATCAACGCTTCCAATGGCATTGTGCGAAAGTGCTCAGTCGTAAAACAGATATTCGTGCCAAAGATATTTATCCTGTGATTGGTGCTTGGATTCAAGAACATCATAACGCTTAGGCAACAAAGCAAATTAAAAAGAAAAGAGAAAAGTAAAAAGGACAAAGATTTTTTTTACTTTTGTTTTAAGTTTGGTCTAAACTTTTTTAAAACTGTAAAAGGAGATGGTACATATTATTACGGAACTTTCTGAAATCCCAAATGACAAACCTGTAGTGATTGATTTTTTTGCGACATGGTGTGGGCCTTGTATACGCATCGCACCTGCTTTTGAAGAGTTGTCAAAGAAGTTTACAACTGTTACTTTTTTGAAGGTAGATGTGGATGAATCTGAAGAGATCGCAACGAAGTTTTCTGTAAGTTCGTTGCCAACCTTTGTTTTTTTGAAGAATGGAGTTGAAGTGAATCGTATTGAAGGGGCGGATTTGCGTGGAGTGATTGCGCAGTTAGAACTAATAACCAAATAATAAACCCGCACGACCTGAATAAACCCGTAAAATATTATAGGTTTCTGCCCAGACATAGACTGTATAGGCAGGAGTCACATTCACATACAAAGAACCTCGTGGAGGAGTAAACGTTAACTCAAGAGCAATATTGGGGATTTTATCAAGATTTCCTTCGCCAGCGTGTTCAGTTACGCCGAAGAACTCGTGTTGGGTGCCAAAGGGAAGATGGTAAATATACTTATCATGCCAGGGAGTTTTGATTTGTTCCAATGTCGGCAGGATACTTCGAAACAATGCAGGACAATCTGTCGCGTATCTTGTTAATCCACCTTCATACGTCAAAGCAATGGTTGCGATAGGTTCAGATTCTAAGGAAGAAAAAGCAGGAACCAACGGTGCGAACTCTTTGGTGCTCAGACCTTTTGCGTCAGGCCACCAAGGTGCCGTTAGACCAACGCCACTTATGTCGCGTACAAACAACCCACTCAAATCTCGTGTCGCTAGGAATGGCGCATTCAACAAATCCGCATCATCCCTATGACACATGAAATAGATATCACGAGTAGGGTTAGGAATACGTAAGGGAATCAAAGCGTTCAGGTTTCCACGGGTGTTATAAGGAGTTATAGCATAGTGATTCACAATTGGATACGACAAATCTCCCAAACGAATCTTATTGGCTTCAGGTTTATCCAAATAAACATACTCTAACAGCAAATATGTATCGACACCGAGTGAAAAAGAGGAAGGCATAGTGATGCCAGGTACTTGAGAAACTTTAACGGATTTATTGGGATTTCCATTCAGACCAAATACGTCTACACCAGAAGGGTCGAGATAGTAAAAGGGGGAAGATGTTATAGGGGGTTGGGTTTGTTTGCCGTCGCCATTCAATGAGCGACTCGTGCTAACAAATAAGTTATTTACAGCTTGGAAAGTGATATTGATTTGAACTGGATCGGTGCCGATTGCGTCAATCGGCAAGGCGGCACTAGGGTCGCCACGAGAAAACCAAAAGGGTAGTGGGGTAACATATTGGGTTCCTTGATTACTTTGAGGAGTAAATCCGTTATCGCTACGTCCAAGTAAACGATTGACTGTAGTAACTTTTTCCAAAGGTGTATGAAACTCGTCTAACACTTCCATCAAACGCCCGTCTATGGTAGAAATAGGGGCGCCGGCAATATTCACTTGGGCTTGTTGGATAAGAGCGTGGCCAATAGCATTCGTCCAACCAAAGGTAGGGCCAGCAAAGGCTTTTCCATTGGTTGTACACCAAGCACGAGCTTGCGTTTGTGTAGTCAAAATGTCTGGCATTTGGGTGACTAAATAGGCACGGGTCACTAAATGGCCACGACGGGGAATGGTACAAAAAGCATTTTGACCAAAGGTGGGACGATTATCAAAATCAACGCGATACCATTCACTAGTAAAGCGACCATTCTTCAAAAATGCTTTTTCAAAAAAATCAGTACGTGGTTGTCCTTTCGGAGGTAAAAGGCGTTCATCTTGGAGACCACTATGAATGATTTTTAAAAGGCCGGCTGATGCCATCTAACCCGTTGTGGCTTATTTCTTTACGCATCAAATATAAGGGTTTCCAAAATATCGGGTTTTATTATATACATGTACCCTTAATACTGCTAGAATCATTTTCAGAATTTGAGCTTGAAGTTGAAGTAGGTGTTATAGGGGTGTTGGAACGACTTCTGTATGTGACGATCATATTTGCTGAAGAAGATGAAGGAGTATTTGTTAAACATTTAGGTGATTTCGCAAACGACAAAAGTTCTTCCAACTGTTGGATTTTTGCTTCTTGTGCCTTTTGGTGAAGATTTAATGTATCAATCTGGATTTTAAAATCACCTTCTATTTTTTTCTCAACTAAGACATCTTGGTTTTTGACATTTTTCGTGATTGTTTGTTTCTTCTTTTCATCGTCTTCAACTTGTTTGGCTTTTTTCTGGATTTGACGGTCACGATCCAACCAGCGTTTGTATTTTCGTATACACGTGCGCATAGCAACTAAATGAAAGATGTCTGTAATAAAGTTTATTGCGCCCACGCCTTCAGCTTTTCGTTGTGAGTTGAGTTGTATTTGACTTTCTTTGTATTGTGACACTTTATATTCAATCTGTTCAATCGTTAATGTATCAATATCACGGTTACTGTAATAAACATTTTCAAACTCAATCCCTATTTCATTCCACTTTTGAAGTTGTTCTGTGTTGTAGGTGAGTTGTATATGGGGTCTGAAAAAGGTATTCAGTGTTGTGATAATCAATGTAGCAATCGCAACTTTTTGATATGCTTCTTGTTGTAAAATATTGCTAGAAGCAGATTGGGCAGTTGTCAAGGCAGTCATTAGGGTAATCAACAAGTTGATTGGTGTGCTGATTTGCGTCCAAAACGCTGCTGCAGTGTAACGTTTCCAAAAATAAAATCCCAAGTCTTGGTCTATTTTGTTTTCCAAAAATTTCACATATTCTTTCATGCTATCGCGATAGACTTTATTGGATTGTTTCTTCCGTTGTTCTTTCAAATCATATGAATCTGATGGAGCAAAGCTGGAAGACGATAAATGAACTTCACGATTTGGTGTTTCATCTTCCATTCTAATCCGTAAACATCTTATTTGCCATACCATTTTGAAAGCGAATCCATTGGCAGGTATTCACAAATACTTTGACTTCCCATGCATGTGATGATTGAACGGATAAAGTTAAACGAACAGTTTGTAAGCGACTTGCGTTAGCGGTTCCACTGGGTTGATGTTGTCCTGGATGTTTGGAAAAGGAATAGCCATAAATAAAACTATCATACGCAGCGATACCACCTTTGTGTAAAAGGGAAATGTGTTGACGGAACCATTGTTCGGATTCGGAAATCAAATCAATACCATTTAACTGGAGTTTGGCGGACTGTAAAAGGGGTTGGCGAGGATTGAATATGGGGTCGTAATCAGCTTGGATAACCGAAGAGTAGTTGTTCCATTCGTTGTTATTGGCAACATCTTTGCGTCTTACAAACCAAAGAATCTCTTCCATAGGATGATTGACTTCAAGAGGAAGTTGGACTGTAATCGTATCGCTTGTTGTAGCAGTGACTTGATACTTCAAAGGTTCTTCAAAGTAAAATGTTTGAATATTGCGTACTAGAATCTCAAAAGGGTTACGAAGAATCTTTTGGCGGATTTGTCCATCGGTATGTGCGGAATAGGTAATCAACTGAATATTTTTAAAGCCAGGAATGCTCATAGAAGTAGTGATGGGAATAGGTACGCGGATTTGATTATCTAAGAGTGAATTCACTGTGATAGTTTGGTTCAAAGGAACTTCGTCACAACTACTACGAACTCCATTGAGACGACGAACAACTTCTTGGAAGGGGCGAAATGTGAGGTGGATACGTACGGTACCTTCACGGCAGGCTAAGAGGGGAAGGGCTTCTGCTAAGCGAGTGCGTTGGAAGAAAAATGTAAGAGGGATGAAGATTGTTCCATTGCGGGTTGGAAACTGATTCGTGGAGGGTGTATTGCCGAGTTCTGTAAAAGGGGTTCGTCCAAGACCATCCGCAGAGAATCCAAATTGTGTATTGATATCTTGAAATAAGAGAGAACAAACGTTGATAAAATCACCGTCTATTGTTTCTATGGTAGAGCCATCGATTTCCAACTCAGCTTGTTGAAGAATCACGTTTCCTAAAGAACTTGCGTAATACCAAGGATTTTCTGAAGTAGGATATGTGTATTTCGTGGAAGCGAAACGAAGAACTGAGGTATCATCAAACCAGTGACCTAGACCAACTTGTAAGACAGACCCTAAGAGTAAGTCTCCACATTTAACGGAACCTAAGTCAAATGTGAAGCGTTGGCCGAAGGCGGTGGGACCGCGAATGGGAAACTGTTGAACGGATAATGTAAAAGGGCGTACGCGACGTTCGGGATCAGGAAGCCACCAGGTTTTGGTATGTGAAAGAGGGAAGAGTTCTCCATCTTGAACATCACGAGGCGTGAGATCCAAGAGTGTGACAATATCTCCTTTGGGTTGTTTGGATGCCATCTGTTTAATGGCGACGGGTTGTTTTATGCTTTGGTTTGGATTTATGGGTTTTGCTTTTGCTTTTGCTTTTGCTTTTGCTTTTGCTTTTACTTTTACTTTGTTTTCTGGTTTTGCTTTTGCCTTTGCTACGGGTTTTACTTATGCGTCGTCCACCTCCTACATTTGTTAACCACTCTAAAACACTTTTATAGTAGGCTTCCAAAGTATCCTTTGCTTTGGCATCTTCACCAGCATATACAAAATCAGGTTTTGGAAAGGTTTGTAAAAATGGAAATGTTTCCATCATATTTCCAATAATATCTTCGTCTGTAAACATATTGTAGAATGCATTCATATCTTTATTGACGCTAGTGCGATTGACTCCACCTGCGCGACCCAAATCTAAAATGCGGATACGTCCATCAGTTCCACGACGAAAGTTTGAATTGGAAATATCACCATGTGTATGATTTTTGGAAAGTAACCACAATAAAGCTTCAACAATACCTTGAATAACTTCTTTAAATTCTTTTGTTTGAGATTTATCCAAAGAATTCAAAATAGAAATAACATCTTCACCTTCAACAAAATCTAAATTTAAATACGCCTGGGTTGAGTTTGAGCCTGCTCCCAAATATCCAATCAAATATTCTTCAACTCCAGGTTTGTTTTTCAAACGTTGATAAACCTTTGCCTCTTGAGTTGTTTCTTCATAGATATTAGGTTCAGTAGCGATTTTACGAACTCCTTTGACAGAACCATTTGAGCGTGTTATTTTGTAAAGTGAACTACGATGTCCCTTAATGCCTGTATTTTGTAAAGTATTTCCTGCGTTGAGTCCAGCTGTTTTTGGATCAAAGTCATTATTGTAAGAAGGTTTTTTGAGTCCAAGTCCCATAGAAGGTTTCGCAATGCTAAGTCCCATAGAAGGTTTTGAAATGGAAAGTCCCATAGAAGGTTTTGAAATGGAAAGTCCCATAGAAGGTTTTGAAAGTCCCATGGCTCTTGGAGTTGGAGTTGGACTTCCATTGTTGCTCATCGGTGTAAAAGGGGTGGTACTGACCGAGTTGGGATCTGTTGTTCCTGGTGTCCACATTTCTAATTTAGTTTTGATTATATAACTCTGCGCGTCCTTTGTCTGTTTGGAATACGGCCCAACCTTCTGCGATAACATAGAGTTGGGTCGCAGGAGTTGTGGCTTGTGGATTCGCTAGATCAATGTACAAGTTTGGACGGTCTGCGGTAGTAAAGTTAACAGTTCCCGTAGGAGTTTCAAGAGAACTTTGAGGAAAACGCAGAGGAGCTACTGCGCCTAATGTCCAGTTCATGGTATTCATTTGGATGCCTGTGTCTAAATCTTCTTTGGCAAAGTTGGTAATATCGCGCCAGACCAAGGGGGTTCGGGGAAGTTCACGGGTTTGTCCTGCGATTGTTAAACTAATGGATTTGTAATAGGGGTCTTCGGATGTACCTGCCCCAATCTTCCACCAACGATTTGCTTGGATGTCGTCGAGAGAACGAAAGTAAAAGAGGATACGTCCTGAAGGATGACGACCATCCAAACGACGGTTAATAGTACCTGTACCACCCCCTATAACACTTATGTAATCGGCTTTGTTTTGGGAAAAGACATTTTCGGTGACTCGTCGGAAAGGAACTTGAAGTTTTTTGGATTGAAGAGCTTCTTGGATTTCTTTCGTTGTATAGATTTGTTGAGTTTCGAGTTGGAGTAAGATGGGTGGGATATTTTCACGGGGCAGGGTATTGAAGTGTTGGGGGGTTCCGTTTGAAGAAGAAACTTGTTGGAAAGTTTTACCCCATGGAACAGGTTTTTCACACTGGGATAGGGGTTGCGAGCATTCGACTAATTCTTCAAGTTTTCGCAACTTACAACGAAGTTTATAGGTATGGCTTGTGGCGGCGCGTTGGGGGAAACCACTATCGTTAGAACCTTGTGTTCCAATCAGAGGCAATTCAAGACGCAAATGGCCTGGAGTAGCGTTGCGTTGGATGGATAAGGAAGAACCGTTGTGTTCACCATGAAGTTTTGAAGTTACCCACCCATGTCCATAAGTTCCTTCTGTTTTTCCAATAGCCCACAACGAATCTCCTGAAAACTCCTGTAAGAGGATATTGTCTTGGAACAGTTGGATACGTTCAAAGAGGAAGTAGGCGATGCCGTTCACGTAGCCGTAGGAATATCCAGAGAGGTCTGTTATTTGCGTTGTAGGGTTTGTATTTGCGTAGGTTGGAGGAAGCCAGGAGGGAAGATTTATTAAGAGGGTGGGGTGGTTCATGAGATCGCCAATCATATTGATTGGAAACTCCACCATGCGTCCAAACTCGCAACTTGTTGATGGAGGGTCTTTACGGATTTCGTAAGAGTAGGGTGCTTGGGGTTGAAATGTATTATCGAATATGAATTTGCTATCAGGTAAATCTTGATAGAAAAAAACATCTTTGTTGCCTCGGGCGAGAAGTTCGTATAACCCGCCTTCGGAGTTTGCTATTTTAAGAGGTGCGCTCATTCTGATTGGTCTTTCCATTCGCGTTTGAGTAGTTCGGTGGCGCGGAACACGGCGCTACATTTGCGGTCTTGACGCCAAGGTAAAATCAATTCGAGGATACGACCATGTCGTGGAAACTCAACTTTTCCTTCCCACGTTTGACCTGATTTTATCCAGTCGTCTAAGACTTTCTTCGTTTCTTCATATCCAAAATCTTGTTCGGTAATACCAACACTCTTGAGGTTTTGTAAAATCTCAACAGCGTCACGAATACGGTCTGCCATAGTTTTTGCGGGTTTGGGAGGTTTCTTAGGCATTTCTGTTTATGTAAGAGGGGGGTTGTTTAGACTAACTGCTTCCAATGGTGGAGCAAGGTAAGCACTCTTTAACACCTTTTAACACACTGTCACGGAGTTCATAGGAAGAAAAGTTAAAAATACCAGTGGTGATTGTGGAACAACATGTTGTGCTGACAACAGAACTTACATGTTTTATAAAGTCTGAATAAATAGCTTTTTGTTGATTACGTCGAATAATATCGGAGGCGTCCATTTAGCAGTTTCTAGTTTTCCGTTTGGATTTTCTTTTTCCTTTTGTTTTAGATTTTGATTTTGTTTTGCGTTTTCCTCCTTTTGGTAATACTTGCGCTAAACTCTGTTGCGCAACGCATCCTGTAAAACGAGGGTCTTGACGAATCGCAACTCCTTTATGGCCATTTGCAGTATATCGTGAACAGATTAGTGTAAAAGGGATTGTGTATAAGAGTTCCTTTGACATTTCTTGAAAAAATAAACGATAATCTTCATTATCGGGACTTCCACACGCACCGTTATTTGTTAGGATAATGATTTGAATATTAAGAGCATGAAGTGTTTGAAACATACTAAGTAAGGCTTGATAACGAACATCTCCACCTAATAAATATCGTAAAACGGGTTCATAACTCAATCCTTCGTAAAAATTAAGAGAAAATCCTTCAAACATTGTTAATGTACGATCCCAATCGAAAATAGCAGCGCGTCTTGGATAGTCTGCAGTTGTCTTTATCCATTCTTCAAGAGCATCTAAATGTCTTTTTTGTATTCCTGAAAACTTATCAAGCGTATCCGTTTGACCAAGACTTGCTAAATAGTCAAAATAGGTTTTATCAGCCAAACGGTTTCGTAAATGATTCATCCATTTTGTTCCAAAATACTCAAAAGGACCAGACGATGAAGTTTCTTGTACTTCCACAAGTGTGATGATATTACCACAAGCTTTGCGAACTTGTTCAATCTTCTTTTTGTCGTTATCAAAAAAGATTGCCTTTTGAATATCTGTTTGTTGTAAGACTTCATTGAGTTGTTCGGACTGTTGATTCGATGTTACAGGAGGTTGAAGAAAAGTTTGAAGATTTTGTTTTAAAATATTTCCGTTATTCTTTTCGTTTGATTCGTTTGAATAAATTGACTCGTTCATTCTATTTTGGGTTAAGGAACTTTGTTTGTGTCAAAAGAGAATGTGTGGTATATGGGCGTTTCTAGCTCGCGAACGTATGTGCCACACAGAAGTGCGCGAAAAACATGTGAAGTATATTGAACCTCGTGGTCCTGAACAAACGGAAGTTGTAGATGTATCGGGTGCGACATTGGGATTTACTCGTTTGGCGATTAACGGATTAAATCCACTAGGAATGCAGCCCTTCTTTAACAGTCAAAAGGATTTGGTATGGATGTGTAATGGAGAAATCTACAATGCGAAAGAGTTAGAGGGAAGATATGGAGTTTCGGTTTCGGGTTCTGATTGTGAAGTCTTAGGAAACTTGTGGAGAGGAACACAAGATCCTGTAGCGTTTGCTCGTGCTTTGGATGGAGTGTTTGCGGTGGTCATTGTGGATATCAGTAATAATAAAGCGATTGTGGCACGTGACCCTTATGGTGTTCGTCCTTTGTATTATGTACAAAAGAGTTCGGGAGAATTTATGTTTGCGAGTGAAAGAAAAGCGTTAGAGGAAGGTTGCGATGAAGATGAAGAGATTCTTGAATTTCCTCCAGGAACTGTGTGGGAACTTGAATACGATTCCTTATTTGGTTGGGTGGTGGAACAGTATACCTATCACACCGTTCCTTGGATTAAAATGGCAGACTCCTCTAACTGGAAAGTTCAGTTACGTGACGCTCTTGTCGCAGCCGTTAACAAACGCTTGATGACCGAACGACCTGTTGCGGCTTTATTGAGTGGTGGTGTAGATTCTTCTTTGATTGCCGCGTTAGTTCAACGGGAGTTAAAAAAGTTAGGAAAACCAGCTTTGAAGACATTTAGTATTGGCATGCCTGGTTCAACAGATTTGAAGTATGCCAAGATGGTAGCAGATTGGATTGGGAGTGAACATACGGAAGTTTTAACAACTGCTGACGAGATGTTTGAAGTCATTCCTGAAGTTATTTATAATATTGAAAGCTACGATACGACCACGGTAAGAGCTTCTGTGGGTAACTGGATGGTGGCAAGAGAAATCAAGAGACAAAGTGATTGTAAGGTGGTGTTTAATGGTGATGGTTCAGATGAGATTTTTGGTTCCTACTTGTATTTTTACCGTGCGCCTTCTGATGAAGCCTTTGAGATGGAGTCTGAACGATTGTTAGAGGAGATTTCAAGTTATGATGTCTTGCGTTCTGACCGTTCCATTAGTTCCCATGGGTTGGAGCCACGAACACCTTTTTTGGATAAGCAGTTTGTGGCGGTGGCGAGAAGTTTACCTACGGAGTTACGTAGACCTATGAAGGAGCGTTGTGAAAAATGGGTACTACGAACGGCCTTTGAAGATGAAGGGTTATTGCCTCCTGAAGTCTTATGGCGTCGCAAAGAGGCGTTTAGCGATGGCGTGAGTTCTACAGAAAAATCTTGGTATCAAGAGATTCAGGAACGTATTGAGTCAAAGGGATTGGTCAAGGATGATGATATTGATTATTATCAAACACCTGAAGAATGTGCGCCAAAAACCAAAGAACAATTCTGGTATAGAACGTTGTATGAAAGTCATTTTTCTCATACGGGTGATTATTGGCCATTTTGGATGCCGAAGTGGAGTCCAGATGCCACGGATCCGAGTGCGCGAACCTTAAATCTTTATAAATAGTGAGGACAAAGTTTTTATTTTACTGTTCAATATAAGGCATAAGGCATAAGGCATAAGGCATAAGGCATAAGGCATAAAGCATAAGGCATAAAGCATCAGAATACAAATGAAAAGATGGAAAATCAGTTAGAAAAAATTGGAAAAAAATACAAAAATACAGATAAACTATCTCTACATGGATATCATCGATTTTATGACTACGTATTACGTGACTGGCGCGATAAGACATTTACGATGTTAGAGATAGGTGTGGAAGGAGGTAGTTCGTTGGATATGTGGAAAGAATATTTTCCACATGCGTTTCTCTATGGTATTGATATGAATCATTTTTTTTGTGATGACAGAGTTTGTATTTTTCATTGTGATCAATCAAAGCCAGACGATTTACAAAAAGCGATGGAACGGATTGGGAAGCGTTGTCCTATTATTCTTGACGATGGGTCGCATATACCCGAACACCAAATCTTAACATTTGATACATTTTTTACAAATTTATTGGAAGAAGGTGGTATTTATATTATTGAAGATATTGAGACATCGTATTGGAAACGTAATGGGCTGTATGGCTACAAAACAGAGTATGGTTATTTACATCCCAAGTCTTGTGTTGAATATTTCAAACACATGGTTGATTTTATCAACAAACATTTTTGTAACGAGGAAGACAAAGCTAAGATACGAGAAACGTTAGGGGTTTTACGATTGGAAACATTAAATGCAATTTCTTCAATCACCTTTGGAGATAACTGTATCATTATTCGTAAGAAACTTCCATATGAATACGAATACAGTAAAGGAAGATATCAGTTTGCTGAGAATGTATAAAGGGGATAAACACTTTAACACTAAATAGATGGAACCCTTGACAGAACCGATAAATCAGTCTGCGCGCAGCACGCCTTTCATGGTGCTGTGCCGAAAAGATCTCCAGGAACTGTACCCAGATGTATTGAGGCGAAAGAGGGATTTGTTGATACAGCAGACAGTGGGAGATATTTATAGGGGTGTAAAAGGAGTTGCGCAGATGGGTTGTTTTGAATATACGCACGGGTTGTTTGGGGAAGCGAAGGAGCTGCGTTATTTTGTGGTGGAGAAGTTGCGCGAGTTGTTTCCAGATGTGGAAATAAAGATTCAAGGACAAACTTTTAAAAATCCAAAAACACAAAGGCTGGTGTTAGAGGAGGATTCTTTGATTCGTTTGGTGTGGTTGTAATGATGTTTGTACATATTGTTAAGATAATAATAAAAAAATGATTTTGTCTTCAAAAATACTTCAAGACAAGAACAAAATGACAAGCCTACAGTCTGGAACGAAGATCTATAGAAGTTTAGGAACACGAGAACACTTCAAAGAATTTGAAGCAACACTCTTCAACACAGAAAATGGACTTATGCGGATTGAGGTGGATGGAAAGAAGCAACCTGCGAGCTGGGAGAAACAACCAACCACCTTTAACAGTTTAACGCAGTGGGCGATGACGTGTGCGACAGTGGTGTTGGGAAATGATACACGGCATGCGGTGAATGGTTGGAAAGCGTGTTATGTGAAAGCAGGTGATAAAAGGGTGTATCTTTATAAATTTCGTAAAGACTCGAAAGAGTCAAAGGACTCGAAAGAGTCAAAGGACTCGAAAGAGTCAAAGGACTCAAAGGACTCGAAAGAGTCAAAGGATTCAACCCATGTAAAGGAATTAAAAGAAGTGAAAGAGGTAAGGGCTCAAAGTGAACCAAACGAAACAGAGGAGATGCCGAAAGCCAAACCGTTACCCAAAAAACCCGTTCCTTTTGAAAAAAGTGTATTGAAGAGTTTTCCAGTGATTAAGAAGGTCTACTTTGAAGATGAAACGCAACCTGAGACATTGGTAACGGATACGCAGAAGTTGTGGAAGGAGGTTATTGATGGGAAAGAGTGTTGGGTATGTGAAGAAGGGTTCATCTTTGAAGTGGGACTTGATGGAGAGCCTGGGGCGTTTGTTTCATTTGTTGAGAAGAAGTAAAAATGATTCTTTTCTTTTTACATAACCCAGTTAGACAACAAAATGATTCATATGTATTTGAAGACGATTGACGGTAAAATGTATACAGTGGTGATGGACCCTACATTCCCTTTAGCAAAGTTAAAGGAGGTTGTGATGGAAACAACGGGGATTGCGAAGGAGGATTTGAGATTGGTACATAGACAACGGCAACTAACAGATTTGGATGAGACAAAATCGATTAATGACTGTTATATTGAAGATCATGCGGTGATTTATGTGATTAAAAGGTGGAAGAAGTGCTCATGTGTTTTAGAAACGAATATGAAGTGCGTTCAAAATGACAAAAAAGATTCTACGGATTGAGTGGGAAGTCGTGGATGTACGACAACATCTGGGGATAGCTCAGTTGGCAGAGTATGGGATTGTAGTAAAGTTTTTTTGCTAATAAAAAGGTCCTCCTGTGGTCATCGGTTCAAATCCGGTTCTCCAGATTTAGAAATAAGGTTCCTTAGCTCAGTGGTAGTAGCGACAAGCTGTTAACTTGTAAGTCGTCGGTTCGAATCCGACAGGAACCGCATCTTTTTTCAAACCTGTTATGTGTTGAAAAAAGACCTAAAGACGACCCCAATAGAATAGTTAGGACGTGATTGCCAAAAGCAAACACGTCCTGTATCAGCAAGTGTGTCCGAGTTGGTTATGGAGTTCGTCTCAAGAACGAATGGTTCACACCGCATGGGTTCGAATCCCATCGCTTGCAAATCCCTGTTTCTAAGGTTTTCCAGATATTCTGGAAAACCTTATCTGTTTCGTACATTGGTATATGTAAGAAGCAGGTGTGTCCGAGTTGGTTATGGAGTTCGTCTCAAGAACGAATGGTTCACACCGCATGGGTTCGAATCCCATCGCCTGCAAATCTACCTTTTTGATTTCGTAAAATGAAAAAGGTAGGATAGACGAGCTAAATCACAGAGCAATGACATCTATCTAGCCACCTTTGAAATGCCACCCCTTCAAAAATTAGGGTAGCTCCCTAGTTTTCAGTCGCCTCACTTATTCTTTTGTTGTATTTCTTTTTCAAAAGGTCAAATGTTTTTTTATTTTTTTATTTTTGTTTTTAGTTGTATTATGTGCGTTTTTGTATATTTGTATTTTGTATTTTCTTATCATAACACAAAAGAAAAAGCCGCGATGAACTTTGTTTGAATAAGGGGGATTTCAAAGATTTTCTCTGACGCCTTCGCTGGGCAAATGAGAAAGAACCAGAAACATTTGTGATTTAATATAATAAGTACTGGCCCTGTAAGGGTGTACTCAAACGCCTTTGGTGGTAGCTGGCCACTATAGCTGAAGACGCAACAGCAACATAGCTCAGAGGAAGAGCACTTGGCTCATAGATTTTATAAGTTTGTCTTTAATGTAACCAAGGGGTCGGTTGATCGAAACAACTTGTTGCTAAACCTTTTTTAATGATTTGTCAAATGATTAAAAAATGATTTTTTTATTTTTATAAAAGCAGTCAAAAGAATGAATCAAGAACCCGTAGAGTTTTCACCTGAATGGTTTACATGGTCTTCAAAAATGTGGTTGATTAATAAAAAACGTATGGGACAAAGTTATATGTATGTGTGTAAAAAGAAGGGTTGTTCGAATAAACTTCATAAACAAACCGAATGGTGTTATTGGCATCATCCAGAAGTAAAACAAGAGACATCTTTGCGTCGCTCACCACGCATTGAAGCTAAGAAAGATAAATAGATTTTAGATACTGTAAATATTCATTTTCTTCTTTTGTTTTGTTTCGTACGATTACATTTTCATGTCCTATATTCCAACGGTTAGCATAAATATCTCCTTTTGCTCCTCCACGTTGGCGTTGGCGGCTACGACGTCGCGTACGTCTTCCTTTTCCTTCTTGATTTCCAATCCATTTTGTCACATTTTCAATATATTTATTATTGTTAAATATTGTATTTGTATTATTTTCGTTTTCATTTGTATTAGGTGGAAGAGGAGGGAAGTTCGTTCTTGATTTTGGAGTTTTGTTTTTTGAATTTGTATTTTTTATATTTTTATTTATTTTTGGAATTCCTTTTGAAGTTGAATTCATAACCAAATCAAGAGATTCGTCTGTTGGAGGTAAAATAGCAAAAATGTGTGTATCCATTTTGTTTGTGTAAATATAACAATATCGATGTCCAGGAAGAAGAAGTATTTCTTCTTCTGGCGGTGTGACATAACTCACAGGTTGAAGATAAATATACTGGCATTCAGGTGAAACAATATACATTAACTTTGTACCATAATTTCCAGCAAATTTGACTGCAACATGAGTATTCAAAGTAGTTGATTCAAAAGCAGGTAAAATATTCACCTTTGTTTTATCCAATGAATAAAACATTTTTTTTACACCACGAAAGACTATAAAAGGTTTTGTAACCTGTGAAAGTGGAAATGTTTCAGCGATTTTGATGAATTGTTGAAAAAAACGAAACATTATATTACGATAAAAATCAAGATTATCTTTCTTTATTTCAATGATTGACTTTATTGTTTTGTAATAGTTTATACGTTGTCGAATACGTATAACTTCTTCAGCAGTGTTCTTGATTTGTTTCGGTTCTTCAGTATATCCTAAAAGAAAAAGGGGAATAAAATAAAAACGTGGTATTCCAATTGCAAAACGAATAGAAGTATTTTTATACTCTTCCCATTCTTTCAATTGTTGAATAACAGAATCGGGATAGTTTATAAAGATATCTTGATACATTTGAAGTGTGTCTGTACCACGCAAAAAAGAATTTAAAAGAATATCACCATTAATTGTATACTGTTGAAGTGTATAAAACTCTTCTGAGTTGAAAGTATGTATATGTTTTCTATGAGGCTCTTTAATTTGATCTTCAACTTCTTTATCATTTAAAAGGTCAAATGTGGATTGCTTTGCCCCCATCTATGTTGTATCTGAATAAAAATTGCCCTTTGTCATTTTTATCTTGTGCCTGGATAAATCTAGTCGCAGATAAAAATTGCCCTTTGTCATTTTTATCTTGTGCCTGGATAAATCCAGTCGCAGATAAAAATTGATTAATATTTTGATTGTTATTTGAATCTACAAACAATCAAAATGAGTTTCTTCGCTTTTATATTCTATATCATCTGCTTTATTCTCTTTGTCAACCTGGTGAACCATATCATAAATCCAGAATCAGTAATCAATACAAAATGTGAAAAGGAAGGATGTAAAAATACTTCCTTTAAAAATACCCCCTTTTGCTACTGGCATCATCCCCTACGCAAACTATTTTACCCTTTAGGAAGTGAAATGCAACCACGTCGCTCTCTTCGCATCGCTTTGAAAGAAGAAGGAATTATCTTTGATTTTCCCAAAGAAAGCATGATTGAGTAAAAATGTAAAAAGGCAAAGGTTTTTTACTTCGTATTCTCAGTAAAAAGGAAACCCCTTTTACTTCGTATTCTCAGTAAAAAGGAAACCCCTTTTACTTCGTATTCTCAGTAAAAAGGAAACCCCTTTTACTTCGTATTCTCAGTAAAAAGGTCATCATCTTTACTGAGCTTGCGAAGTAAAGAGGTCCTCATGTTTATACATCAACGCTTTCCAAGACACAGGGAATCTATCCTCTAACATTTTTGCTAAGATTTCTGCGTATTGACGAATTTCCCATTGTGCGCCAGGATCCAAACGCAAGTTACAGAGACGTTGATACGCACTCAAACTACCTGTTTCTATTAGCTCTGTGTACATTCCTTGTGGAAGAACCGTGCGACATACTTCAGGAGCAACACCCATCTTTAACAGGGTGTCGTATTTTTCCATAGCGATGCGATTGGATTCTTCAATAAAGGCTCTAGCTTCATCATTGTTTTCAACACCTTCTGCTTTACTACCTTGTTTGAGTTTCGCATCTCTCGCACGAACTACATCAGGTACATAGCATTCAGGAGGTTCATCTACATAACGACGACTGACTTCATTACGAGCAAACCCGATTTGGTGACGAAACCATTCACGAGCAACAAAGATTGGCATTTTCAAACGCAAACGGACTTGAGGATGAAAAAAGGGAGTTATATGGTTGTGTTTGGCTAAGTATTTAATAAGTTTTTCATCTTGTACGGTCATTTCATGGGATTCTTTGTGGAAACTAACACGAGCTGCGTTCACAACCGTTAAATCATCTCCAAAAGTATCAATAAGTTCAACGAATCCTTTGTCTAAGACTTGAACTTTTTCAATAGAAGTCATTCTGGATGTAAAAGGGTGGTTTAGTTTAGACCAAAGCAAAGATTAATCATTTTGTAGTGATGCAGTGCGCATTATGTGGGTGTTTCGACTTTGTGTGCGATTACTGAAAGGACTTAGGGCAGATTGAAAGTTTTGTCTGGGGGGTGTTTGTGGTTGTGGTGTATGTAGAGGTGTTTGTTCATCCTCGCTGACTCCAGTATATTCGTTTGGAATAGGAGGAATGTTTCCTGACTGATTCATAGCACGGAACGCAGGTGAGAATATACTATTCATATGAGGGTCTTCTTCACCAGAAGGAGGAGGATTTTGAGAACGAAGACCACGCCCCAATGATAAATACGCACCGTGTTGAATCATACTGACTGGATCTACACGACGCGTCGCCAAGATTTGTTCTAAATCATCAATCATCATTTGGACCAAGACTTCACTACTGTATGAGAGCCCACGCATTTCCTGTAAGAGGGTTCTCACTTGTTGTTTCAACGTATTGGATGGAGTTCCTTCTTCAGATGCCTTGTGCAAGAACTGGCTGACTTTATGACGATAGTAAGCGAGTTGAACGTTTTGTGGAGTTGTTTCAGAAGAATCCGTAGGCGCTACACTAATATTTAGACGATCCAAGGTATCCATACGCACTCCTTTTACAATTATCGTTGAAGCTGGTATATCACAAAGAACAATAATCTCATTTTCCGCATATACATCACCCACTTTGACTGATACATGACTACCATTCATTTGTTTCGCATAACCAGAGTAGACTTCTGAACCATATGGAAGTTGAATCGTAACATTTTGCGCAACAACAGTTGTCAAACCACCAAGAACTTCACCAAAGGTTGTTGCGATACCTTCTAGGGTGTATACTACGTTGTATGAACCAGAACCAACAACTGCCATGGAGCGCAAGAGTTCTGCGTTATGGTCTTTTCCATATCCAATCGTTGTGAGTGTCAAAGATTGGTTTGTACCTGTCATTTGGGTTACAATACTTTCCAAGCCATTCGTCGTTGAAATACCCATATTCGCATGGCCATCCGTTAAAAGTAAGACACCTTGTTTCATAGAAAGACTTGAGTTTTCAAGAACTTCTTGAACATCTAGCAAACCCGCTGACATGTTTGTACATCCATCCGTACGAAGATCACGTAATATATGTTGTACTTGTTTCTTGCCTTCATCATTCATCACAGTTTGTTGTAAATGAATACTTGACACATCACCAAAGGAAATCATACTGACATAATCTGAAGGGGTCAAAAGAGGAAGAAGAAACTCAATAGATTTTTTGACTTGTTGAAGCTTAGAAAATGCCGCTTGCGAACTCAAAATACTGTCATTCATAGAATCACTCGTATCAATCACAAAAGTTAGATGTACAGGTTGTCTGGCAGTACTCGCATGACCTTTACATGTAATCGCGCAGCGTCGTAATGAAGGAGAAACTTCTTCATTATGAAACTCAATATAACTCGCAGAAATATCCATTTTGGTTTTGTTAGTTATATTCAAATATTTTTTATCAATTTTATTTTTATTCTAAGACTGTTATTTGAAGTAAAAGGGAGAAATCTTTACCGTTGAAGTCAACAAGACGATACCATTCATCACGAAATTCAACTTCTAAGTTTTGAAGACGAGCCCAGGGTTGTGGAAGACTGAAGCTGACGGGTGTGAAGGTTTCTTTATTCAAATATTTGTAGCCGCATGTTTCGGAGTCCATATAAATCAAAGCAAAAGGCCAACGACGACCTGCGCCGCGTTCAATCGCACCCAAATCTTGTTTGTTGTCAAAGTTGATGTATAAATAAATGCGATTAATGGATGAGTTAAGGTCAAGAGGAAATGGGGAGACAATACAATCTGAATCTCCAGAGCAATAATCACTCAAATCAAATCCAAGTGTGGTAGCGGGAGTGTTTTGCATCAAAAAATATCCATCACAGCGGTCGATTTCGTCAGGACGGAGACCAGACATAAAAAGTAAGTCAAAGGGTTGATCACCAGATTCTCTTTTCAAAGTAACACGATATGTACATTCGCATACACACCATGTATAAGTATTTGTTACACCAATATCCATGAAAATGGCAGTGAGTTGTGCTATAATTGTTAAAGGGGTATAGCGACCGGGTGGAATGACGATTTCGTAGTCTTTGTAGGAGTTACCGTTGTGTTCACGAAAGGTGAATGCATTTGCCCCTTTGACAATATTATAAGGTTGTGCGGGGATAGTTCCACTTACCAACTCGACGGATTGAACATCTTTGAGTGGGCGCGCAAACTGGTAGCGGATGGGATTGCTTTGAACTCGTTGAAGATAGTTACGATCGCGACTGGAAACTTCGACAAAAATCGTTTGGTGGTTTCTAGTACTCGGTGCGCGATTGGGTTGAAGTACATGTTGGCCTGAAGAAGTTTGTGTTGTTGGTTCGGTGGATTGCATCCTTTCTTCTTCATAGAAAAAGTAAAGTTTGTCTCTTTTACACACTCCATCCAAAGAACTCTTGTGTGAACTCATTCATACTTTTTGTTCCCATAGACAAGTTACAGGGGGCACAAATAGGACGAAGGTTGTTAATGGTCAAATCGCCACCTTTTGCTTCAGCAAGAACGTGACCACAATGAAAGTTTCTCATATCAATCTTTTCTTGCTTACAAGAAACGCATTTAGATTCAACCGTTTCACGACCAATGTATTTATTCCAAACAAGAGTTTTGATATGTTTGGGAATATTTTTACGGCGCATATAAAGGGGCTGTTTATCATCCATTTTGGAAGAACCTTCATCCTCAGATGAAATTTCTTCAGTGTTTTCGGTTGGCTTAGGAGTTTCTGTAACCTTTGGAGTATCAACTGCCTTTGGAGTTTCTGTTACTTTTTCTTTCTTTGCTTTTCCTTTTGGTTCGGTGGTTGTTTCCTGTTTAGGTTTATCCTCCTTGGGTTTATTTTCTTCTTTTGGTTTGTCCTCTTTTGGTTTGTCCTCTTTTGGTTTGTCCTCTTTTGGTTTGTCCTCTTTTGGTTTTTCTTCCTTGGACTTTTTATTCTCTTTTGGTTTTTCTTCCTTGGACTTTTTATCCTCTTTTACTTTTGGTTGTTCAGCTGTGGAAGAGCCTTCTTGTTTAACAATAGGAGATTCAATTGTTGTTTGGAGTTGAACAGGATCTGCTTCATTATTTTCAGCGTTTGATGCAGTTGAAGGAGTAACCACAGCTTCTTTTTTAGAATCAGAGCAAATGATTGACAACTTTGAAATCTCTTCACCAAGAGTAAAGATTGATTCAAGTTGTTTTGCCATTTTCGCATTTTTCTTTTTGATTCCAAGCATTTGGTCAATATCTGTCGCAGTAAACTTTGATAGTTTATTAGACAAATCAGCGATTTGACTAATAATCTCCATGGTAACAATACGCATTTGTTGCTCAGGTGTAATGGTGCTCATTGTTGTTTTTGATTTCAAACACAAACTTTTCAAAAATCAATTTTTAATTACTTGCGGATTTTGCGGGTTTTGTTGAACTTTGTTTGGCTTCCTCCTTCCTTCTTTTCTTTTGATTTTTCTGTTTTTGCCAAACGTTTAGGAGCTTTAAAACTCTCGTAGTGTTTTAACATATCTTCAATATACTTCTTATGTTCTTGAATATCAAAAAACTTATAATAGTCTGATACTCCTTCAGAAGGGATTGTTATTGAGTTTGCGACAAGAGGTTCGTTTTTTGTATTTGGTGCAATACTAAATTGAGTGATAAGGAAAATAAATTTTACAATATCGGATTTAAAAAATTTTGCTATTCTTTTTCCCTCTGTAGAATCAACTTTTTGATACATTGTCATATGTAACACACCAATTTGTTCGCTTTTATCAATATAATCACAATAAAATCCGTCTATACCCCCCCCATAATTAATAACTACTTTAGATATATTTACATTATCATTCTCCTCTTTAAAGAATTGATACACTGGACCTTTTGCTGATGATTGATATATATATTTAACTAAGCCTGATTCTTTTGATTTAAACCCCCTAGGATCGAATCCCACTTTAAAACTACATTTATCACCAGCTTTTGATGTAACCTTATTTAAAATATCTTGTGTTTCTTTTGTAATCAGATTTGGCAAATACTTAAGATCATAATTCAATCTCACATCACTTGATTCTTTTATTTCACCTAAAAATACATTCTTTGTATCACATCCACCTTTGTGAGCATCCTTTTGATAAATGTAATAATCTACTGCAGGGAAATGTTCCAAGTACTCTACGCCAACAGATTTTGTTCGTTGGTCATTTGTATAAATAAAACTAAAAACACCAGCTTCTTTTAAAACCTGCCAAACTTGTCCTTGACGAACTTGTCCTGTATAATCATCATCCGCAAATTTTTCAGGTTTGAAAAGTTCGTCTGTTGGTTTTTTCCAACCTGGGGGATGAACAAAGCAGAAAACCCCATTTTTACTCAAATAATAAAAGTATTTCATTACAAAGTTTTGCCAGATTGAATTTCCTGAAGAACCTGTTTCTGTTTTTGGCGGATTAAAAGGAGGATTTCCCATTATAACATCAAACTCCATTGGCCACCCATGTTTTTCAAGACTTTCCCTTGTAACTGTTAAAGAGTTTTGTGTCCAAATATTTGGTGTACAGCCGCTACAAAGTTCTTGAAATATGTTGCGAGCAATGCGTGAATTGCTGCTTTGTATCTCAATCATAAACAACATATTTTCAATAATGTGTTTTCTTCTCTTTTTATCATCCTTTTCCCAACCTTTCAACCCATTATCTAACTTGTAAAACACAACAACTGGAAAGTTTCCAATTCCATTCGCAGGATCCAACCATTTTAAAGTGTGATCTTTCCAAACGCTTTCTGGTAAATGAGACAACATTTCTTCAATCAACTCAATCGGCGTAAACACTTCACCAAAATCTTTTTTCTGTTTATTTCGTGGAGTCAAACGCCGATGAATGATTTGAAGAATTTTATCTTTTTTTACATTCTGGGTGGTAATTTGTTCCTTCATTTGTCGAAATACCTCCTTACTACTGTATGGGGAGAAATCTTTTATTGCCTTTGTAAATATATCAATAAATGTTGGTATTTGTAAAGTTCCTTTTATAGTTGTTCTTGCTTTTACCATACCAAATACATTTTTTTGTAAGGAGGTCGGAGAGCCATCACTTTCATACTCTTTAAATTCTTCAATAGCGTCTTCAAGTGTATTTTTTGTAGATGTTAACGCAAGATATTTTATAAAATCCGCGACTGTTTCAGCAAAACTATCAATCGTGATTAAATCTTCTTCACTTTCTTCTTCATTGTTATCTTCATTTGTAGATGTTGGTTTTTTAATTCGTAACACACCTTTTTGAATAGACACTTTTGAACCATCGGTTAAAGTAAACTTTTGACCTGTGTTGGAAACACTTCCAAAGTGATGTAAGCTTTGTTCTAAAAATGATATGTTTGCATGTTCTTTAATATTTTGAACAAGTTTTCTTTCAAAATCTTGAATATTTTTGAAACTGTCTTTATATTCATCATCTTGTTTTGCGTATTCAAGAAGTTGTTCTTGTTGTCCTCTCATAGATTCCAATTTCGCAGATTCTCCTCTTTTAATGTGAATATCAAAAATATCACCATCCCATGAATAGTTTGAAAAAACAATATCCAAAAGCTCATTTTGTGAATGTATTTTTTCGTGACTTGCGCGTGTATATCCATATACAGCAGATAACGAACGCACAGGATTTAAATCAACTACAAAGGCTGCCTTTTTGCCAGGACTTGGTGTTAAAGCACGATACATTTTTTGAATGATGCTATCAGGACTTTTTGATTCATTTAATAAACAAACAACATCAACACAATTTAAACTTACGCCCATACTTAACATTTTTCCAGTTAAAATAACAAGACCTTTTTGTTTTTCACAATGAAGTCTGCGTTCAAGTGTTAAGATTTGTTCTTTAATATTATTACCGCGTAAATGATAAACAGAATCAAGTACTTCATATTCATTTTCTTCAGCTGTATCACTTGCTGATCCACCTGTTACATAAGCTATTTCGTAACGCTCTCGCCACCATTGATGTTGAAGTAAAAGGGATGCCCACGCAGGTAGGAGATATTCTACTTTGGAACCAACTTGTCCTTCAGGTAAAAACATCATTATTGTTGGTTTATTTTCAAGATTAAAACGTGTTTTTACATCAAAACTGATTCGTCCAATTCTTCCCAGAATAGAAGGTTCAAACCCAGGAATCGTTTCAATAATCGGTTCTCCTCCAGGTTGGTATTCTGTTTCCTGAAATTCTTCGATTCGATGTGTAGGTGTTAAAAGGGTTACTAAATTACGAGTTGCCTCAATATTAACAAACACTTTCCAGGCATCTTTGCGAACTTTCCCTTTATAAAAAATGTGATGCGATAAATCTTGATAGGGTACTCCAAAAATTGCGCTAAGAGAAAATCCAGCTTCAGGTTTATACAAATTTTGTTTGGCAAAACGTTCCGTAACTTCTGGTTGAAGTTCACATGTCATAAAATATAAATCAGGATAATCTAAATACGGTTTTGCCATATTTTCATATGTTTGTGTTTGCCCAAGACGCTTCTTAATACATTTACTAACTGTTTCTTCATGAAATCGATCTTTTAATGTTTTCAAAGCTTGTTCGCGTTGGTCTTCAACTAATAATCCACGGATTTGTAAAACATCTGTATAATCCCAAATGAATATATTTTCAGAAGAAATGTGATAATCAATAAGTATTTTTAAATATGTAGCAGTTAAAAAAATGAGAGGCACTTGATTTTTATAAGCTTCATAAATCGATTCGACAACTTCTTTTGTCATATCTCCAGAACCCCCCGCATGAGCTTCATCAAAAAAGATTAAATCAATTTGAACTTTTCCACTAATCAATTCTTCTAAAAATCCTCTATGATCCATTCCCATTTTTCTTCGTTTAGTGTGTTGTACCAACAGTTGATTACTTACAAAGTAAACACGATTTATGTTTGTAGACTTGGAAATATCTTTTACAGCTTTGACTTCTAAAAAAGTGTAATCTGAAAAATCTTGAAACTTTTCTAATAAATCACATTTTACCTGTATTAGTGTTTCAGTTGGAGCAGCAGTTATCCAAAGAATATTTAAAGGTTTTTGGTTTCGTTGAGAAAACTCACGAATAATTCCTCCTGCTATATTTGTTTTTCCACCACGAGGAAGAACACCAATTACATATTTATAATCAATAGGCTTTTCAAATAAATCGTTTATACGTTGTGTAATAATATCTTGATGTAAATACAAGTTTAACGAGGGCTTCACCGGTTGTACTAAATATATTTCTTCAACATAATCTTCAGGAGATATTTGAAGACGGTCTGCTGCGGCAAAAAACTCAGCTCTTTTTTCATTTAAAAAGGGTTTAATATCTTCATCCCAACCTTTGATTTGATTAGGAATCGCTTTCACCATTTTGTTAAAGAGGCGTGGCTGTGTTTTTTCAAATGATGTTCGACTCTTTAAAAATACACATATTTTGTGTGGCTTTTGTTCTACACTTAGAACTTTATCAACAGCAAGTGTTAACTTTTCAATATCATATTTGGCAGGTGATTTTTCATCTTTATACCATTTTACACTTATTAGAATTGTTTTTTCTTCTTCACTTATATCTGTGTCACAGGGAGTTTCACAATATGGTGAAATGGCTCCACAACTTGAAACAGGAGCACCTTCTTTCATACGTTTAAGTGTTATATCACTAATACCTGATTCACTTGTGGCTTTACATTTTATTTGTTCAAATGCTTCTTTTACACTTGAAAACTCTTTCCCAGTTTCAATATTTTGAAGAAACATATGAGAGCCACCAAGAACAGGATTAACACCTTGAAGACCTCCAAACAAAACATAAAAACGACAGAGCACTTCAAAAATATCAGAACCAACTTGACTACTTTTTTCAAGTTTAAAACTGACCATGTCATCTAGAGAAATATCCTTGTTACAAAAAACAGTTCGCAAAAACTCATAGTTTGAAGTATTATTTTGTATTCCGTATAAACCAATAGGAGCAGCGTTTCGTTGCTGTTTGATTTCAAACAAACGTTTTTCCAAGGCAGAAATACTTTCAATGGGTTCTTTTGTACAAGGGTCATAAAGTTTCTGACAGTTTACTTCTTTATTTTCCTGTGTTAAAGGGGATGTTTCTTCAATAGGTGTTGCGTAGCTTTGAATATATCTTTTTTGAACAGGAACATTGTATTCCTCAAAATCTTGATTTAATATTGGTGTTGTAAAGCTTCGAATAAGTTTATCTTCAAAAGGGGCTTGTTCATTAACAGCTTGCGTTAAATGAATTGTTTTACCAACAGGCACGACTATTTCAGGAATATATTCATCTTCACTATTGACTGTGGAACTACTAAATTCTGATGAAACACTTTGCGAGTCTTCTTCAACATTTGTTTCATCGCTCATGATTTCCCTGAGCGTTTGAAGTTTTTGAATTTTTCCTTCATACCCCTTTTGCTGTTTCGCAGTTCCACTCTTCACTTTTTCTTCAATCTCGGACAACTTTTTTTCAACATTCAGTTTATTCTTTCGTAATGTATTTCTGTTTCGACGATATTTTCCTTCTTTGATTTTGTCAGAATACACATCATACATTTTACTTTTTTGTGCTGATAGCTTTTCCTCGATAGCCTTTTGTTTCTCGGGGTCGCGTTCAGCCATACTACTGGATGAAAGCAAAACATTTTCCTAAAATACACATGTAGAAAAGATTCTTTGATACCGTTTAGTGCCCTTTTTAAGGGCACTATCCAGTCATGCCGAAAACACACATAAACAATACAAAAAAGAACTTGGTAGATGCCTTCTCATACTGCGATCATTATTGAGCCGAGAAGGCACAAGGCATTGTGGTTTGTATTAGAGAATGTACTTCAAAATTTGTCTGAAGACTGGAAGATTGTTTTGTTTCATGGAATAAAGAACGAGAACTATGCTCAAGATGTGGCAAAAAAGCTAAACACAAGTCGCTTACAACTCGTGAAGCTTCCTGTTGATAATCTCAATGGATGGAGTTATAGTAAATATTTGTCCCAAAAAAGTATTATTTATGATTACATTGATACAAAATACTTTTTGGTGTTCCAAACAGATTCCATGATTTTGAAGAAAAACAAACACAAGATGAATGAGTTTCTTGAAATGGATATTGATTACGTGGGAGGACCATGGAAGGTCACAAACTACTTTTTAACCCACATTCGTGGGCATATAGGAAATGGAGGATTTAGTTTACGAAAGACATCTGCGATGAAAAATGTGATGGAAGTTCATCCATGGGATCCTGGTGATATTTGGCATGAAGACTTGTATTTTACACGACCTATTGAAGGCCATCCATTAAAAAAACCAGCCTATGACAAGGCAAAAGAGTTTTGTGTAGATGAAGTCTTTCACGAAGAAGCGTTGGCCGTTCATAAGCCATGGGATCATGAACATTATAACAATTTAAAAGACTTGTATCCAGAAATAGAGATTTTAAGACAACTTCAAGGAGTTGAATAGATTTATTTTCTTTGTTTTACCCATGCTTTGAAGGCATGACACTTTTCCACATAGTAGGAACCATTGTCTTTATCTTCAGGCATATCATTTGGCACAACTGTTTTTTTTAGCATCACAGCAGCGAGGTCATGAAGTTCTCGTTCCTGTGGTGAAAGTGTTTCTTTCCATTCTTCAACAAGTTTGGCAGTTTTGGCATCCATATTTCTGCTTCAAATTAAAGATTGTAGAATCTCAATTTTTGTTTATTTAGAAAATCCTTATAGAATGAAGCAAACTACCAAAGTGATTCTTTTGTTTACCGTGTTAACTGTTATAGGGATTGGTGCTTACCTCTATAACATGTCTGTGAACTCCCCTTATCGCATTTCATCGGAAGAAGCGAAAAAGCGTATCGCAGCCCACGAGATTGATTTAGTCTTAGATGTGCGTACAGAAAAAGAACGTGAAACATTAGGTTCTTATCCAAAATCTATATGGATTCCCGCAGCCAATCTGGAAAAGGATTTACCACCCCGTTTTCCTGATCGTCATATGCGTACATTGATTTATTGTAATACCGGTCATCGTGCTCGTTTAGCAACTGATAAGTTACGCGCAATGGGTTATTCACAAGTCTTTTACATTAGCTCGGGTTGGAAGAGTTTAGTTTAGACTCTACGAGTTCTTTTTGACTTTTTTGACTTTTTTGACTTTTTTGACTTTTTAGTTTTGCGTTTGCTTTTGCCTCCAACCATATTAGGATTTAAGGCATCAATCATTTCTGTAAGAGCTGCTTCGATTTCTTCACTTGTATAATCCAAATCTTTCAAGGATACTGCGTCAACACTGGCATCGCGTGCTTGAAAGATTTTCATCATATCATCACCTTCACCTTCAAAGAAATAATCTGCTTCCCAATCCCATTCACCATTTTCAGCATTTTCAAAACGATCATATAACGCACCAATCACAATCTTTTTTGCTACACGCCAAGCTTTTTGTTTGGTCTCTGCGTCTTTTTCTAAAAGTCCGTTTCGGAGACGAGTAAAACGTCTTTTTAAATCTTTATAGTTATCATCATCTTTAATATCATCAATGTGGTTATTGTTGTTGTTATTGTTGTTATTATTGTTGTTGTTATTATTCACAACAGGAAGAGCATTGTTATTGTTGTTTGGCATTCTACTTATATTAGAACATTTTGTTTTGAATGTGTTTCACCCCCATAAAACTCAAGTAAAAGAGGATACCACCCCACAAGGTATCTGCCAATGCCGTAGATACTGAAAATTTGTTAAACAAGGCCAATAATGTAAAATCATACACGGCATACGTAGTCATACCAATGAGAAAGGCTTCATTTGCGGATTTTGCTTGGAATAATAAATACGCAAGAGCCAAATACACAATCACTGCCGCCCAAATACGTGGAGGACCTCCTCCTTGGTAAAATGGGTCTTTTAGAACAAACATGTTAAAGGAAAGCCAAGGAATATCGACAATCGCAAGAACAATAATAGCGAGTAGGAGGTCTTTAACGTTCATATCTACCTTAGTTTGTTCATTATAAAAATAGAATGTCCTTATTTAGAATGTCTGTTAATAATATTTTTGAAAAACCATCATTATATTTCTATACAGGTGCTCGGAATCCAAAGTTAGAGCCAAATTTTCCAAAGAACTCGCAAATGGAAAGCGCACCATTTACAGAAAAAGATGTACAACCAATAATTGAAATCTTAATGAGATGCCCGGAAGAAAACTTGTTTGCACGTACTTTTCGCCAACATAGTGATTTTGGAACATGTTGGTATGATTCCTTTTTTATGATGGTATTTGAATGTATTGAGTTCAAACCTATATTAGAAAAGTTATTACATATTGCTTTTCTTGCGTTAATGGAAAATAATATTTTTGATTTATCTTATATTTTTGTAAAAGAAAAAACACAAGAAGAATATGAATCAGAAATAAGTGAAAAAAAGAAAGAACATAATGATGTTTATATAAAATATTTAAAAACAGAACCTCCTGAATACAATTCAAGTTTAATCAAAAGAGAAATAAGAGATGTATCTACGAAGAAAAATATAATAACAAATGCTTTCCTGAAATTATTTGGAGACGTTGTAACAAATAAAAGTTTAAAAAATGTACCAATGTACATAAATATTAAAAAAGCAATTGAACTATTAGCACATACACTTCACAAATATATGTTAGTAGGATATTTATTTTACAAAACCGAAATAAACTCAAAAACAGCGATTGGAAGACGAAAAAGTATTAACAGTAATTCATTCGACTATCTTCATTCATGTTTACGTATGTCATTTTATTTTGAATCCCATCGTAAAGGAGTATTAGGAGTATTCACTGAAGACAGCAACAATTTTATAGTAATGATGAAAGCGTTGTTAGAAATCATAACAAACAATACAATTACAATACAATCAAACGATCCTTCTGTGAAAAGTCCTTTAGGATATTATTTTACAGTTATGGGTTCATATGTAAGTGAAAATGGAACAAAACATGGTAGAGCAGGACATGTTGTTTCGTTTTTAAAATGTAAAACATGGTCTTTTTATAATAATGAATATGGTATAGTTCCATTTGATTTAGAGAATTCTGCGCACATAGATGCTGTTGGAATTAAATCATTGATATTTGTATCAGATATTGCTACAAAGAAAACAACATATACAGTTGTGTTACATGATGAATCACAAATCATATTTGAAACTGAAACCGTAAAAGATGATAAAGGGAAATATATTTTGTATGAAATGACCGATTTTATAGAAAAGGAAGCATTTGTATTATGTCATGTTGAATCAAAGGGAGGAGCAAAAAAGAAAAGAAAACAAAGAAGAACGAGAAGAACGAGAAGAACGAGAAGAACGAGAAGAACGAGAAGAACGAGAAGAACGAGAAGAACGAAAAAAACTAAAAAATAATGCGTTCAGTTTTTTGTTTCCAAATTCAAAGGGGAGAGTAAATGTTTTCGGGGAAGGATGATACAGTTCGGTTAGAGGGATTGGATGTGGAGTTACGCGGACAACGAACTTTGTTGGTGGGAGAGCCCGACATGTGGCTATCACGTTTCAACGCATTAGAATCTGAAGCGTTATACAAAGGTCGTAATGTTCTGGTTATTCATGAATCTATCAAAGGAACTGGTCGTGAATATCCTTTGTTGTATAGACGTCGTTGGGACGTCATCTTTCGTGTAAAAGAATCCTTTGACGCCCAAATGTTAGTTACGTATGTTCAAAACGCAGGAAAACCCATACGAATCATGTGGGTTTTTCCACCAAACGCCAATACAGATATTCCAAGAACGATTTGGCAACGTTGGGTGAAGAATGATATAACGTTATTGGGTGCGACAGAAACAGGTGTCATAGGAGGTGTGGAGTGGGAAACGATTTTGTTTCCTCTCAAATGTGAATACACACGGGCTGAACGGATCTTGAATGCGCGTGCCTCAGGGATTTCTTCAATGCTCTCTAAGTTACGCGATCACATAGCAGAAATCGCTGCTTCAGGTGCTGCTTTGGCCTGGACCAATATTGATGAGAAAGAGTCAAAGGGAGGTTTGTATTGGTATGACCCCAGTGAAGGGGCAAAAAGTGCAGAAGATTCCTTTACTAAAAAAGAAGCTTCTGAAATTTTACAAAGTTTGTCGTTGTGGATTGGGAAGATTTAAGCGAACATATTCGCTTGGTCGACTTCCACTAAAAATGCCTTGTCGTCATTGACACCCATCCCAACAATCAAATTGTTTTTGTGATAGGTGAGCGAACAAGGAAATTCAATATAGGAGTGGTGGAAAAAGCAAAAGGGATTGCTGACTTTGATTTCTTTCGTATCAAGGTTGAGAACAATCCAGCGATTGACCATCTTGTCTTCCATTTTGTGGATTAAAAAGAGGTATTGATTTGGAAGTTGCCATTGGACTCCATTGGTTGACCCGTGATAACCCTTTAACATTTTTTCGATATCATCTGGAAGTTGAAAGAGATGTGCTTCATTTGTGTCTAACTCTTTCACAACAAATGGACAAACGTCATACACAACTTTATTGTTTGAAAAAGGCATCCAGTTTTTTTCAGGTTTAGAACTTGGTTCTAATCTGCGGAAATTTTCCAAACGAGCTAAATCAATCAAATCACATTTGAACATGGTAGGTTGGCCACCTGGAGCGAGCTGTGGAACAGTTACAATAATGGTTTTGGGGTCAACAAAACGAGCATCTTCAATACCATTCCAGTAACTCGCATATTGGGGTAAATTACCAAAATGATACTTCAGTTCCGTAAACACTAACCTGTCTAAATCAGGACCATGGGCAATCCAATAAATACTATGTGCGGGATGATGATAAAGAGTAAAAGATTTGTTGACGAGTTTGCGGTAATTAACTCCTCTTACAATCACAATCCATTCTTGAGACTGATGATCAAAAATCGCAGCGGGATTCATTTCCATAAAAGGACTGTAGTTGCCAAAACGGTCTTTGAAAGGGATTTGTGGACATAAAAGCGGCCAGATTCTCGTGGGCGTTTTTATGACGGGATTCATTTAGAAAGTGTTAGAGGGGATGGTTTAGACCTGGCATTTTTTCGATATACTTAGTATAGAATGAGTATACAAGAAAAGTATCAAAATATAATATTAAATAACTTTTTTATTTAAGCGTTCTTTCCTTCTAAAAAAAGGATTACAATTAAAACACACCTCTTTAACACCTGATGGAATGTAAGGTTCTTCCTCCAAATGATTACTGAGAAACTTAGCTACTCGTACAGATTCTGGAAGTAATGGAATTGTTTTTAAAAATGATTGTATAATACTTACATATTCAAGTTGTGGTGGAAATGGAGGTATTGATTCAAGTTGGGTATCAAGTATCATAATTGTTTTTAAATGTTCAGGAAAATAATGAATATATTCTAGTTTATCTAAATCGCAAAAGTAAACAAATCGTAACTCTTTTGGAAAATATACATGTGTTATAAAACCACAATCCTCTGCATTCATGAATGTTATTGTATCAGGAAGATTTTCTACCCGTGTAAGTTTTTGATTACATGAAAAATAAAGAACTTTTAATCCGTAAGGAAGTCCATCAAATGATGTTATTTTTGTATGATTACAGTATAATTTTTTTAAGGAAGAAGGAAGTCCATGTAAATGTAAAAGAGGGTTTATTGAACAGTCAAGGCATTCCACCGTATCAGGTAATAAAGGTAACTCGGATAAATCAAGACCTGCTAAATCTAATACCCTTTTTACATTTCCTTTTGTAATCCATTTTTGAATACGTTTCTTTGCTTCATCCATTTTATATTTACAATGACATATGATTTAAATGATATTTTTTATAAATAATATCATTTAGTGTATTTATAATGTTTATAAAATAAACCCAAATTAGTGTTTTTTCATCAATTTGAATGTACCTTTTTTGGCTTTGTAACCAGCTTTCACCAAATGCTTCAAGGCTTTTTTACCGAGAGCCATTTTACGACGACTCACAATGCGGCCGTGTTTGTTTTGGACGAGGTCTTTACGGGTCAAACCACCGGAGGTATGTTTGGCTGTTCCGTGAAAGACTTGAGCTTTACTGCCAACGGCGGGCATTTTGGCGTCTTTGGAGGCTTTGCGGGTTTTGCGACCGCCATCCATTTTGGGGAGTTTCATATCCATAAGAGCAGCACCAGAAGCATCTGACATTTTTTTCTACTAGGTATTAACATAATGTTTTCCAGATATCTGGAAAACATTATTTATCATAGTAAGGAGTTTCCAAAATATCGTTAAAACGATATTTTGGAAACCCTTATATCAAGATAATTTACCAGGCCTAAGTGTAAAAATGTTCTCCAAAATACTTTGGAGAACATTATCTATCATAATAAGGCATTCCAAAATATCGTTTAACGATATTTCAGAATGCCTTAAAGTGTAAAAGGGAATATTTACATAGGAACTATGACACTACAACGGTGTATTATTAATCTGATTGGAAAACACAACCTAGTTTCGGCAACGGAACGGGACATACGTTACGCAGCGATGATGACGGTGGACATGGAACGAGTCTTCAAAAAATACTTCAACCAACACCCTTTTACTGCTACATGTATCGGACAACTCTACGCTAATATGAAAAGCCGTCAGTACCCCATTGTTCTCTTTCCAGGCTTCAAACTTCAACTTCAACACGCAGTTCCAATTTATCCTTCTTGGAATCCACCGAAACCTATCCGAATGGTCGGTGATTACCGCAACCTCTATTTCCAAGTCCGTCCCACAATCACCAATTCAAAAGAGTATAGCGAGTATAAAACATATGAAATCCCAGAACTTCCTGTATATCCTATTGCGGGAACGGATATGCAAAAGGTAAATCTGTTAGAGAGGTATATGTTTTAAAAATCAAAGATTTTTAAAAGAATATTGAAAGCCAAACTTGTTTGGCTTTCTCATGTATTAAAAATCAAAGATTTTTAAAAGAATATTGAAAGCCAAACTTGTTTGGCTTTCTCATGTATTAAAAATCAAAGATTTTTAAAATAATATTGAAAGCCAAACGTGTTTGGCTTTCTCATGTATTAAAAATCAAAGATTTTTAAAATAATATTGAAAGCCAAACGTGTTTGGCTTTCTCATGTATTAAACTTCAGTTTGTTCTTTTTTCATTGGTGATTCAATCATTTGTATCTCGCTCTGTTCTCTAACAGAGCCTGGTTTACGGTAATCAGGATCAATCGTGTTAAAGGTGGTTGGTTCGGTTAAATACACACTTTGTGCCTTCATTTCCTTTTCACAGGTACGTGAAATGGTAATAGATTTTGAGACTCGCATAAGGATTAACAATGTATTTGTAATGAATGTTGTGGTTGTTTTAAATCCATCGTAGTATTCGTACACCAAAAATCCGCTACAAATGATATTGGCTGCGCTTAACAGACCAATCAACGTAAAAAGTTGGCGATATCGGTGATTTTTTGTACGGAGAGAATCGCGAAGCTTTTCGTAGGATTGTATTTCTGTCGCGAGGTTTGTATCAGGTTTGTGTGGGTCGACTTCTAAATGCTTCACCATCCACTGTTCGCGACGATACTCTTGAATAAACCCAATCACCATGAAAAAACAAGTCGCCGCATTCAATCCCAGAGCAGCTTTATTGAGCAATGTTAAATCTGTAACGTTGTCTTCAAGAGTACATTGATGATATGTCATAGGGTCAGGGCGAGGAACAAGATGGGTATCGGGACACAGTTGTGGAACAAAGAGGGTGTAAAAGGTACCAACAATGATACGATACGCGTCAAGAGTTAGAAACAGGGTAATCATGGCGCGTTGTGTTGAGTCTTGGGTTACTTTTAGTTTCATTCTATAATTGTAAAGAATCTTACATACTAAGCCTTGGAATCTCCTTCCAGGAGCTATTGCTCCTGGAAGGGCTGGTTACATGCTTAAGCGTGGAACTTCCCCAGCCAAACAGCGTTTGGCTAACTCAGCCATTTGTTTTAAATCATATACCCCTGCGAAATGAACCAAGAAATCACCAGGAGTCCAAAGAGGTTCTCCTTCTAAACCTCGTAGGTAAGCATTGAAGAGTTTATGTTTCTTGGTGATTTGTATTTTTTGATTATCAACGGGATTCGTTTCATACAAATGAATCATCGCCATGTTTTCCCACCAGATGTGATAGGTGAACTGCTTTTGTTCGCCGACGCGTTTCCAGAAATCGCGTGCCCAAGCGGTGTTACGAAAGAGGATATTTCCTGAATTGATATGACCACAGGCATCCAATGTCATGACCATATCTTTGTCGACAGGAAGTTCAGGAAGCATTTGTTGTTCAACGGTGTAAGAGGGGTTGGTTATCACCACATCGGCATCACTTTGCCAAATCAGTTCCCCTTCTGGGACTTTTTTACAAACGTCTAACAGAAAATTTATTTTAGACCACGCGATAGGACGTGTTCTGTCCCAGAATTCCGAACCACCTTGGATATAGGTATAACCGTGTTTCTTTGCGTAACTTTGTTTGGTTTTCAAACAAGGTTCCATTGCGTCTGTATAATCCGCTCCAATCACAAGAGTTGTTATCACAACCATTCTAGTGGACTGTTAAAAGGGGTTTTAGGTTGTTTAGTTGATGATGAGCCATTGGACAGTTGAGGCATCCGTTAAACTATTACTAACAATTTGAAAAGATGTTCCTGGTACTAAAGTTTCAGCACTATAAACAGTTCCTGGATTATTTACACCTGCGAGTGTAAAAAATATTTTTGAGTTCGCTGTCACAGCAGTTGACGCAACTGTTTTATAACGAAAACTTCCAACATTAGATACAGGAGCAACATTCATAATAGCACTTCCAACTACACTGGAACTTAGATATACCTTGCCACTAACTGTTAAATCATCGCGCAAAATCGTATTCCCAGTAACATCGGCAGCATATCCACCACTCAAATCAGTATTTCCACGCACCACTAAAACGCCACTAATATCCGCATCACCAGTTACATGTAAATCTGCGCCTGTGGTGATGTCTTCTTGAGCGTAGACTACACCACGGGTGTAAACGGGAGCACTCAAATCTTTTTCATCAGTATCAGGGTCAACACCGTCAGCGGCGAAGTAAGGCTTACTACCACTGTAGACAGCGAACACATGGGCGTTAGGGTCAATGAAACCACTGCCGATAGTGTCGTGATAGACACCTACCATGTAAGTATTGACACCAGGATTGGCACCTGGGTATAACTTGCGACCATTTTCACGTAAAATGGTACCCGCAACATTCAAACCACTTGGAACGGATTTGGCACTGAGAGTTCCTACCGTGGTAAATTGGGCATTCATAGAAGTGGAATATGAGAAAATGTCAGAGGAGAATGCGCCGGTGGTAATGTAGGAACGGCGATGACTGTCGGAATAACTTACGGTGTTCAAGTTGGTGGAGGACATTTTGGGTTTCTACAAAAGAAAAAGAAAAACAGTCTAAGTAAATTTCGATTTGATTGTTAAAGGGGATGTTTAGTGTATCCACACCTCCAGAATCACCCATTGCCAATATACGACGACCTCCTTCTTACTCAGATTCGTTCTTCATTCTTCACGGCGGCAGAGTACAAAGCAGTATCAACCGCGATGACCGCAGTGTAGATTCAGATGAAGGTGGCGAGTTACTTCATCGTCTTCTTCAACAACACACCAAAGTACCCGTAACACCTCGTATACATTTATTCTTCATCAAAGCTGCGATACATATTTTTTTAGTGAGTGTCTTCGAAACCATATTTTTCTTCCAATATGTTAGTCAAAAGGAAGATAATGGAGTATTGGCAACCATCAATACGTATTACCAACCGATAATACAAAATTGTCCCAACTGGAACAACCAAACCCGCGCGGTTGTCTTTGACTTGTTAGAGGTATTAAAATATCAAAATATCGAGTTACAGGGGGATGTGGGAAAGGCTAATCGTCAATCAGGAAATCAAGTATTGTTGGGAAACTCATTGATAGGTTCAGCTGTTTGTTTTGCGGTGATGTTAGCAGGAACCGGTTATTTAACCTACAAAAAAACTCCTGTGCGTTGGTGGGTGATTGTTGTAGAAAACATTTCCATGGTTCTCATGTTGAGTATTTATGAGTATATCTTTTTTCATTTTATTGTCTATAACTACAGTACGATAAGTACTCCAGAACTCAATGCGTATATTGTAAAAGGGTTACTAGGTTGTGTTGATGAATAAATAAACAAAAATACCACGTATCCTTTTAATCTTGTAGATGATAAATCATTCACAAGATTAAACCCAGCTAAAATTGATTTCCAAATTATTTCTGATTTGAAGCAAAAACAATATGGATTCATATTTTATGAGCGCAGAGCTTTCTTCCTTTCTCGGCGTAAGTTCAACAGTACCTCTTACACGTAACGAGATTGAAGCAAAAGTTCTTCAATACGCAAACGAACACAGCTTGGTAGATTCCATCAACAAAATTGTGATTCACACCGATGAAACTCTTCAAGAAATTATGAATGGCAAAGAAGTCTTTTCTGGATTCTCGATTATTCCTAACCTCAAACATCATCTTGACAACTTTGAAGATATCGATATAAGTTCACAAGATGACCAACTTAACCAGGCGTTTATTATTGATGAAAACAATGAAGAAGAATCAGATGAAGAAGAAACTACTGAAGAAGAAGAAACGAATGAAGAAGAAACTACTGAAGAAGAAGAAACGAATGAAGAAGAAGAAACGAATGAAGAAGAAGAAACGAATCAAGAAGAATCAGATGAAGAAGAATCAGATGAAGAAGAATCAGTTATTGTGATACTTCGTACTTCAAATGGTCAAGAACTTAGATTTCAAACTTGTTACAATGGCAACATTTCTATTCAAAATCAGTTTATGCTTTCTGAAGAAAGCTTTCGTCAAATCTTCAATACGCTCTGTCCAACCCCTGTAAAAGATGTAATCGTTGAAAAAGATGAAAAAGCGTATGAAATGATTTCCTTTCTTATGATGTTTATCATTTCATTGATGACATTTAGTCTGTGGATTTCAATGATTAATGATAGTCTACGTAATATACGTTAGAGGGGGAATACAAAAGAGAGGGGAATACAAAAGAGAGGGGAATACAAAAGAGAGGGGAATACAAAAGAGAGGAAAGACAAAGTAAAAAGTAAAAATAAAAATTGATTTTTTATTGATTTGAAAAAATAAGTAAAACAAATTTGAGTAAGATGTCACATCCTGAAGAGTTTCTCTGCCCTATTACCCAAGAGCTAATGGACGAGCCCGTTGTTGGAAAAGACGGTCACACGTATGAGCGCAAAGCGATTCAGAAATGGCTCCAACAACACCCTCTTTCTCCTATTTCGCCCATAACGCGGGAACCTATGACTGAAGCCGATTTGAAGCCAAACTTCGCTTTGAAGAGCATGTTGGATCGTTATAAGAAAGACAATGGGATTGTAACGACCAACTCTGGACAAATCCGTTTTACCAATGTGAGCACTGTGGCACCGAATCGTGATGTAAAAGTGGTGTATAATGATAAAGCATTTCTTGTGGAAGCAGTTACGGACAAGCCTTTGGAAACTGCCTTGATTATGGTGTTGGATGAATCAGGTTCGATGGATTCTCCTGCCTCTCGCACACATGAATCAGGTCCTACGTTTACTCGTCGTAACTTGGTACAGCATTCGGCGCGAGTCGTGGCAAATATGATGCAAAAGCGTTCGAACACGATGCTTGGCATTCTGGGATTTAGCACGTCTGCTCGTATGATTCTTCCAACACGTGCGATGACCGATATGGGACCTGCGAATACGGCTTGTGATAATATTCGCGCAGGAGGTTCAACGATGGTGTGGGATGGCTTGCGTGCGGGTCTCGCCGAAGCTGAAACGGTTGCTAAGGCATATCCCCATATGAATGTCCAAGTGATTCTCTTGACCGACGGTGAACCTAGCGATCCTGTAGATATGATTTTGCGCAACCTAGAAGGACGTATGACAACACTACCAACAAATATCACGTTGAATGCCTTTGGATTTGGTTATGACTTGAATACGGATCTCTTGGATTCTATTTGTCGTATTGGAAAAGGTATTTATGGTTATATTCCAGACATTTCCATGGTAGGAACAGTGTTTATTAACTATTGTGCGCATATCCTTTCAACTTCTATTATGAATATGGATATCGCAGGACATCATTTCCATGCCATGTCTCCAGGAACAGAATACATTGCCGAGCATACGGGCCATACATTTACAGAGGGAGAGTTTGTAGATTCAGTCAAAGGGAACAATGCGATTGCTATTCGGATGTTGATGGATGTTTTGAAGAAAGCAGATCCACTCCAAATGAACTTTACTGCGGTGAAGGAATTTTGTAAAGCAAATACAGTTGGCAGTGACTTTCTAGGTGATTTGTTGGTGGATATTGAATCTGATGACCCTAATGCGGGGCAACTTGGAAAAGCGATTTCCTCTTTGGAATGGTATGGTAGTTGGGGTAAGAATCACATTGTGATGTACAAGCATGCGTTGGCGAATCAGATGTGTCCAAACTTCAAAGAGAATGCACTACAACACTATGTGAGGGATTTGTTTAAAAGCTTCCAAACGATGGGAAATGAACTCTTTGCCTCTCTTCCTTATCCAGTTCCATCAGGATATACACAACAACAGCTACAAACAATGAACTTTAGTATGACGCAGTTTAATACACAAGATGGTGGATGCTTTGATGGAGAATGTATGGTTCATATGATGGGTGGGACGTATAAGAAGGTCAAGGATATTGTAAAAGGGGATGTTTTGGACAATGGTTCGGTGGTGAAGTGTGTGGTGAGAACGCATGTGGGTCGGGTTACGAAGATGATTCGCTTTCCAAGCGGACTCTTGATTACGCCATGGCATCCAATCTGTACCAATGCGAATACCTGTTGTCCTGAATGGCAGTTTCCTTGTTATGTAAATCAAAAGTTGGAAATGATTCATATGGAACATTTCTATGACTTTGTGGTGGAAGGTGACGCACAGTTTGTAACGATTAACAACTGGGAAGTCGCTTGTCTAGGTCATGGGATGACAGATAACGAAGTTATCTCGCATCCTTATTACGGAACAGATGAAGTGATTGAAGTTTTGAAAAGTAAAAAGGGATGGGAAGAAGGTTTTGTTGAGATTTAATAAAAGTAGCACTGTGTGAACTTTATTTAAAAGTAGCACTGTGTGAACTTTATTTAAAAGTAGCACTGTGTGAACTTTATTTAAAAGTAGCACTGTGTGAACTTTATTTAAAAGTAGCACACGCGACAAATGATTTTTTTTGCTTGAGGAGAATCTATATGAACCGTATAGAGATTTGGTTTTGAGAGTAGTTCAACATTACAACCCATTGTAGGATTTCGTAGAATCGCAGGATAGGATTTTGTATCATATCGACGAAGCCATTGAAGACCTTTGGCTTTATAATATTCGATTTGGGTTGGTGTTTGAAGTTTTGAAGTGTGAACGATGGCACGATCAGTATGTGATTTAGGAGGTAGTAAAGTGTCTGAGTAAAAGGAACGGTACATAACTGGAGGATTTGTTGTTTCAGAAGGACTTGTAGTTATTTCAGAAGGAGTTGTAGTTGTTTCAGAAGGACTTGTAATAGGTTCTGGATTTGTTGTTAGAATAGGATTTATTCTAACTTTGATAGGTTGTGTAAGAGTTGTGTAAAAGATTGATGGGGGATAACCATATAGCATGTTACGTAGATACATGTTGTATGACAAGATATTCATTCTTTCTTATTATTTATTTATTTTACGAAATGGTTTAGGCTTTGGTGCGTAAAATAGGAACTTCAACGCGACCATCTTTTAATAAGCGACAAGTACGAAGAACTTTATTAGTTATTTCTTTGGTTGTTACATTGGAACCATATTTGGCTTGTAAGATGCTGACAAGTTCTTCAACTGTAACAACTGTATGTTGGATAGGGGCTAAACTTTCCACTTTGACACCTGCAACAACCATATTGGACCAATTGTCTAATTGAAGATTGTAGTAATGTAAAACCCCTTCCATTTCTTCGCGTTCCAATCCTAAGTCTTTGGCTTTTACCATTTTACCACCAACAGAAACACGATGAGCAGGAGAAATCAAAAGGCGTTCAGTAGCTCCGTATTCCCCTTTTTCAATTATAAAAGGATTGTTTTGTTTGTTAGCAGCACATAAGGTAAGTTCAACATGTTTCACTTGAACTTCTTCACCTTTATCACTCAATACCACGTCACCTACTTTGATACTATCCATGCGTTTGTAACCAGAGGGGGTTAACACAGGGGCATTACCAAAGAAGCAAGGGGCAGCTGAAGGAGATTGAGGTGTAAAAAGTGTAGAACTATCAGATTGAATACCTTCACCTACCGCATTCACTGCTCTTACATATACACTGTAGGAAGTACCATTCGTTAATCCAACAATAGTAATAGGAGAAGAGGGGCCGTAACTTAAGAGAGTGTTATTTGCGGCATTGTATACTTTGTATTCTGTAATAGCATTACCTCCATTATCTACAGGTGCAGTAAAACTCACAACTGCTTGAGCATCCCCACCAACAACAGTTACATCTGTTGGTTGAGCTGGTGCAACTTGTAAAATGGTAAAACTTTGTAAAGCACTTGGAGCACTGGTACCTGCTTGAGTGTTGGTCATTGCTCTGAAACGGTATCCAAGACCAAGTGTAACATTGGTATAGGTATAGGAAACTGGATTTGTACCATTGCCTGCTACAGTAATTGTTTCACTTGAACCATTATTTACATCCACAACCAGTGTAAAACTTGTCACAGGAAATCCTTGTGTATTACCTGGTGTGAGTGTAACTTGAATACTAGAGCTGGAAATAGAAGAAATAGTTACTATGGGTGAAACAGGTAGATATGAGGCGCTGTTAATAGTAGTGTGTACAGAATCATTTACTGATACGAAAATTATACTGAATAAGCCAATAATGGGTGGTCTTGTAAAAGAATAATTTGAAGAACCAACTCTACCTACATAACCAAAACTACCACTTTGAAAAACAGGGAAAGTACCAATTACCGTAGTACCTTGTGTTAGGATAACAGATTTTAAGTTTGTAGTGCCGGTTGGTGAACTAAATGTAGTAGTAACATAACCATTTGAAGAATTAATATCATTTCCTACAAAAGTTGTAGAAAAGGTAGGTCCAAATGAAACAGAAGTTACAGGGGCTGATGTATATGTACCCATTCTATAGGAAACGCTTGTGGGACTTGCAATACCTGCAATAAGATTTGAACGATATACAGTATTTCCATTCTCTAAACGTGCCTGTGTATATAAAAGAGCAGTAGAATAAACACCACCAACAATAATGTCACGAATAGTATTTGTAGAATTATAAGGTTTGTTTATTTCCAGCGCAACTCTGTAAGAGGTAGGAGTAGCTTGGAAGTAAGCCGCACGAACAATTGCGGGAAGTTGATAACTTGCGTCACCAAAAAATAGTTTGTTCAAACAATTGTCACGATTAAATACATCAAAAGTACAAATATATTGATTACCTGTCAAGGTAAAATCAAAATATTTTGTATTTGTCAAATAGACACTAACAACATTTGGAGAACTTGACACATAACGAATACTGTAATTGTTGTTGGATGGAAAAAGATATGGTACATCTGATTGTACTGTTAAAGGGTATGTAAGACCCATCAATAAACTAACTTCAGAATCCGCATTTGCACCTGGATTTACAATCCCATACAAAGTTACCCCCGCCATATATACTCACATTCGGTATAATAATTTTAAAAAATCGTTTTTTTTTAAATTATTATTTTACATTCTTTTTTAGTAGTTACATACTTAATAAAAACTTAAAATCGTAAAATAGGAACTTCAACGCGACCATCAGCCATTAAACGGCATGTACGAAGAACTTTGTTTGTGATTTCTTTGGTTGTCATATCAGAACCGTATTTGGCTTGTAAGATGCTGACAAGTTCTTCAACAGTTACAGTGGTGTGTTGAATAGGGGCTAAACTTTCCACTTTGACACCTGCGACAACCATATTTGACCAGTTTTCAAGTTGAAGATTGTAGTAGTGTAAAACACCGTTCATTTCTTCGCGTTCTAAATCCAATTGTTTCGCTTTTACCATTTTACCACCAACAGAAACACGATGGTCAGGAGAAATCAAGACACGTTCAGTAGCTCCGTATTCCCCTTTTTCAATTATAAAAGGATTGTTTTGTTTACTCGCAGCACATAAACAGATTTCTACATGTTTCACTTGAACTTCTTCGCCATTGTCACTCAATACCACATCACCAACTTTGATACTGTCCATGCGTTTGTAGCCAGAGGGAGTTAAGACAGGAGCTTCACCAAAGAAGCAAGGAGGTCCTTCAGCGGAAAAGGGCATGAATGCAAGAGAAGTATCAGAGACAATACTTTCACCAGCTAAGTTGACTGCCTTTACATATACTTGGTAAGAAACCCCGTTTGTAAGTCCAACAATTGTAATAGGAGAAGACACACCATAACTGAGAAGTACATTCGAAGAGGCATTGTATACATTGTATTGTGTAATGGCAACTCCGCCGTTATTTTCAGGCACAGTAAAACTAACAATAGCTTGGGTATCTCCAGCGGCAACCGCAACATTCGTTGGTGCGTTAGGAATGGTGTAGGGAGTTACTGAGTTGGATGGAACAGACGCAGTTCCAGAACCCGCAGCATTCGTAGCTTTTACTGTAAAAGTATATACAATACCTGAAGTTAAACCCAAGACTGTAATAGGGGATGATGAACCTGTTGCGGCGATGCCACCTGGACTGGATGTTACAGTGTAACTCGTTATAACACTACCACCATTGAAAGCAGGTGCTGTAAATGCAACGGAAGCAGAAGTTCTACCAGCGGTCGCACTGCCAATGGTAGGAGCATTAGGAACGGTGTAGGGAGTTACTGAATTACTCGGATTTGAAGCAGAACTTGTACCGTAAGCTGTGGTTGCCTTCACAGTAAAAGTATAAGAGGTATTATTGGTTAACCCAGTAATTGTAATAGGAGAGGTAGCACCTGTTGCAGTGATACCACCTGGAATGGAGGTTACAGTGTAACCTGTGATGGGACTTCCACCAGTATTGGCGGGTGCACTGAAGGCAATAGAAGCAGTGCCACTTATTCCTGACACGGTAGCTGTTCCAATTGTTGGAGCGTTAGGTGCAGAAAAAGTGGAAAGTTGTCCGTATTTAATATTTGTAAAACTAGATACTTCTTTCAATATGAGAATACCGTATAAAGGTAATGCGCTAACAGGACGTTTAACTCTACGAATCATTTGATATGACCCAGTGTTTTTATCAACATAGTATAAAACTTCACCACGCGTGTATAGAACTTTGAATTTATAATTTGCAGCATAGGTCAATGCTGGTGTAAATGCTCCCGTTGCATTACCTTCTCGGTAATTAATTGATGCAGAACCGGAACTAGCTGGTATAAATCCAAACGAACACTTATCGATACCACTACCACCTACAAAACTTCCTGGTACAGTTGTTGTTAACCCGCATATCCAGTGGCCAGTAGTACTTGTAACTTTATATTCCGAAAATACATTATCAGTATATGCAGTACTACCAGTATATACAGCAGAATCCCAAGGAGCATTATTGGTTGTTTTACTTATTGTACTTTGGTCGCTACTAATATTAATATTTGCTTGATCGGCACCTGCTTTTACCCAAGAATACGCAGTAGGAATTTCATTGAGAGCATTATATACACCTGATTTAAGACTGTTTAATGTGTTACCAACTGTATTTATCCCAATTGCTGGATATAAAGTTTGAGAACTTGTTAATTGTATCGTAGTATCCATTTTTACACGGGTTATAACATCCCCATTATTAGGATTTGGTTCAGTAACCCAAAAGACTATTTGATTTGTAAGAGGATCGTACATAGCTTCTACGGTTTGGCCTGCGTATGCGGCAGCACTATTTCCTACTGTACCATGGCGACTATAATTCGCAGGGGAATTTGTGTTTGGAGTATAAATTCTATACATTGCGCCATCCCATGCGATACCATACGGAATGCTACTGTTTATTGTAGACCAGTTCCCACTTGTAGTAGGAGTAGGTGTAAACCCTATAATTGCGTTTATTCCACTTGTAGTAGGATTTGCATTAACACCTGAAATGTAAAAGGAAGTTCCACTATTCGTAGTATATTGTTTATCTGCGTAGGCAATGTAAGTTTTTCCTAAAACAGTTTTTACAATACTTGTAGAAGTGTTAGTTGTTGTAATTGAATACTGAGATGGAGTAGTCGTTGGACCCTGCAACCAAGTTGTAGTATCTGGAGTTGAACCAAAAGACATATATACTCTATCCGTGTAAAAATATTTGTATTACTTTTTTTAGATTATTTTTAAAAGTAATACAAATAATGATATAATCATGTAATGAAACTATTTAAATACCGTTGGGTGCTTTATTTAAGCACACAAACGGCAGTGCCGTAAGTGCTGGCTGGCTTTAGCTCAGCCAGCCAACCCTTAGGGAAAGTTCCACATTTAAGATATTTTAATATCATTGGCCGCAAAGCGGCCAATCACATTAGAGTGTACTTAAATTTGGAACTTGACGGTATATTATTCACGCTTATTTCGTGCGTAAAATAGGAACTTCAACGCGACCATCAGCCATTAAACGGCATGTACGAAGAACTTTGTTTGTGATTTCTTTGGTTGTCATATCAGAACCGTATTTGGCTTGTAAGATGCTGACAAGTTGAGGAACGGTTACAACGGTGCGTTGAATAGGTGCTAAACTTTCCACTTTGACACCTGCGACAACCATATTTGACCAGTTTTCAAGTTGAAGATTGTAGTAATGTAAGACCCCTTCCATTTCTTCGCGTTCCAATCCTAAGTCTTTGGCTTTTACCATTTTACCATTGGTTGAAACACGATGAGCAGGAGAAATCAAGACACGTTCAGTAGCGCCAAACTGACCTGCTTCAATGACATAAGGATTGTTTTGTTTACTCGCAGCACATAAGGTAAGTTCAACATGTTTGACTCGAACTTGTTTTCCTTTATCACTTAAAACAAGATCACCTACTTTGATACTATCCATGCGTTTGTAACCAGAAGGGGTTAAGACGGGGGCATTGCCGAAGAAGCAAATTGGTGTTCCACTTGGTGTAAAAAGTGCAGAATCTGCGGATTGACTACCTTCACCTGCCGCATTTACAGCGGTTACATAGACACTATATGAAGTATCATTTGTAAGACCAACGACTGTAATAGGAGAAGAAGCACCATAACTTAAGAGAACATCATTTGATACATTATATACATTATAGCGTGTTATAGAGGAACCTCCGTTATTTACAGGAGCTGTAAAAGTTATAACTGCTTGACCATCGCTAGCAACTACACTTACCTCTGTTGGTACTTCTGGAACTCCTATGGCAACAAATGAAGAACTATTTGAAGCAATACTTTCACCCGCACTATTTACAGCTTTTACATAAACAGTATAAGAAGTGTTCTTTGTTAAACCACTAATTATTAAAGGTGAAGAACTACCAGAACCTAATAAACTATTGTTTGATGCGTTATATACATTAAAGGATGTAATTGCGCTTGTTGGTGAACTTGTAAATGTAATTGTTCCATTACTAATACCACCAGAAGCATTTGTAATAGTTGGTTCAGGAGGAGCAGCAATAGTATATGTAATAAAATTTACAGGAGTACTAGTGAAACCCGATGTGGTATCAGTTGTTGTTGCGGAAGCAGTAAATTTATATCCACGCCCACTCACAAGATAATTATATGGAAATACGTATGTAATACCACTGTTGTTTGTTACAGGCACATCAATATTTTGTACTGTAGCATCAAAATTATTTGTTGCTCGAACAGTATATTTTGTAAGATTAAATCCGTATAAAATACTTGGTGCGGCAATCGAAAGTGTTATACCTGCGTATCCCTGAGCCGTGGGATTCAGACTCGCTGGTGTGTTTACACTAATGTTTACTCCGAAATGAGGAATACTTAGAGCACCTGTTGATGTAAGAGCAACACCATCCATATTACCATAACCAAGTGGGCGTGTAAAGGAGAAATTTACATTACCTGTTCCACTTGATGTAACAGGATATGTTCCAATTACCTCCGTTCCTGTTCCTTTTGTAAGGATAATATGCGTCATATGCCTGGTATCAATTCCTGCCCCGTATGTTTGTGTAACCATATTTGTTACTGTATTCACAACATTGGTACCATGAGTTATATTTACAAAAGCTGCACCAAAGTTAGTATATGTAACTCTATTGGAACTATGATAGACTAGTGACTTTCGGATACTAACTTGTTGAGATACGAGCGCAGTGCCTGAAATAACATTACTAACATACACTGTATTTCCATTTGCTAAACGAGCGCGTGTAAATAAATTTGCTATATAATAACTCCCAGACACTAAAATTCTATGTGCTGTATTTGTTGCACTATAAGGTTCAGCAACTTCAACTGCTACTCTATAACTCGTACCGTTTTGTGTATAAGTTGCTCTAACAACAGTAGGTTGTTGGTTAGGAACAACAACTGCCGCATTCGCAACAAGTCGCATTTGATTAAGAACACTTGCACGAGAGTCTTTATCAAAAGTACATACATAATAATTGCCACTTAAGGTAAATTCTAAATATTTTGTAGTACTCAACCAAAGAGAAATAATACTGGGACTAGAGGAACTCCATCTAATATTAAATGTACCGTGTGGCACTGTGTAATTGACATTTGAAGTTATAGTAAGTGGATATGCAGCATTATTCATAAATACATTCACATCATTCCAGTCTCCAGACAGGCCAGGATTTTCCGCAGCATACAAAGTAATCGTGGCCATTCTATTATAATATTGCTCGGTAGAATAAATTCAAAAAATCGTATTCTTTGAATTTATTTTTTTAAAGCATTATGTAGATACATATACGACGTTCTATACAATAATGAATTAGGCTTTCATACGGAGGATAGGAACTTCTACGCGACCATCTTGTAACAAACGACAAGTACGAAGAACTTTATTCGTTATTTCTTTTGTAGTTACATCAGATCCATAGTTCGCTTGTAAGATACTTACAAGTTGTGGAACGGTTACGACGGTGCGTTGAATAGGTGCTAAACTTTCAACTTTGACACCTGCCACAACCATGTTAGCCCAGTTGTCTAATTGGAGATTGTAGTAATGTAAAACCCCTTCCATTTCTTCGCGTTCCAATCCTAAGTCTTTGGCTTTTACCATTTTGCCACCAACAGAAACACGATGGTCAGGAGAAATCAAGACACGTTCAGTAGCGCCAAACTGACCTGCTTCAATGACATAAGGATTGTTTTGTTTACTCGCAGCACATAAACAGATTTCTACATGTTTCACTTGAACTTCTTCACCTTTATCACTCAACACCACATCACCAACTTTGATACTGTCCATGCGTTGGTAACCAGAAGGGGTTAAGACGGGGGCATTGCCAAAGAAGCAAGGAGGTCCTTCAGCGGAAAAGGGCATGAATGCAATAGAAGTATCAGAGACAACACTTTCACCAGAAGCATTCACTGCCTTTACATAGACCTGGTAAGAAACCCCGTTTGTAATTCCAATAATTGTAATAGGGGATGATGCGCCATAGCTGAGGAGTGTATTGGAAGAGGCATTATATACATTGTATCGTGTAATGGCAACTCCACCATCACTTTCAGGCGCAGTAAAACTTACAATGGCTTGGGTATCTCCAGCGGCAACCGCAACATTCGTTGGTGCACCAGGGGGTTCTCCAATTTTAAATAATGTATCGACAGCGGGGTTTGGTTGAATATAACCAACTCCATTAATAATAAATGAAATTTTATAGTCAATCATTGAGGTTAATCCATTGACGGTTATTCGAACTTCGCTTGCTGAAACAACTTGCAATGTATAATTTTGCCAACCTTCACTTCCATTATCCAATATAAGGGTTCCTTCATAACCTGCGGGACCATTTGTTAAATCAACTGAACGAACCGTAACGCCTGTTTGTGGTTTTGTTAAAGTAGTTAAATAAGCCCCTGTAACACGCAATGTAATACTTGTAGAGGTTGTACTAATTTGTGAAATTGTGGAGAGTGCCATACCTGGCATGAATGAACTTGATGTTGGAGATATAACACTGTCACCTTGTGGGCCGTATGCTTTCACATACACTTGGTAAGAAGTACCATTTGTTAAACCAGTTAAAGTAATTGAATTTGTTAAACTACTACCCAATAGAGCATTGCCTATTACATTATACACTTTGTAACCAGTAATGGCATATGCCGTAGAACCGGTAGCCGTGATCGTTGCTCCACCACTTACAACCCCACCTACACTGACAGATGTTGGTGCGGAAGGAACTGTAAGAAAGAGAGTTCCCATAGTATTTTGAACATATCCAGGTGAAGAAGAACCTGCAAGTAAAAATGTTACCATGTAACTTAATGTAGCACTTGGTAAGTTGATAAGTGTCAATTCAATTTCACTTGCTGAAGTCGCAGTCCATGAATAATTCGCAGAAGACCATCCAGCATATAAAGTTTGACTTCCTCCACTGGTATACGACCGTAAATTTATACTTACATTTGAAGAATTCACACGACTATCCAAAAGATTTCCACCTGTAATTTTAAGTTTCAATGTTTTGGTATTTGTTGTTGCATTTGTTGTACTATATGTGATTGAAGATAAAGTGATTGGAATATCAGAAGCTATACTGTATTGGTCTACACTTGTTCCTGACAATCTGTTATATGCTTTTACATAATATAATGTTCCTGGGGGAGCAGTGGTCGTAATTGTTGCGGAAGCTAAACTGTTGGCAGTATTTACAGTTGTACCTTCAGCTCTTGCTGTAACATTTTGAACATAAGTACCGGTAATATCTGCATTTGTATTAGCATTATACACTTTATAACCATGTACATAATAGGCGTTCGCAACACTCACACTGACTCTTAAATTTGTTGGATTCGCTACAATAGATGTAGTAGGTTTGGAAGGACAAGCAATAAATGAATTTTGAACGTATCCACCATTATAATTGAAAGTTGGTTGAAAACGCGCAGCTACAACAGGTAAACCATAAACACGAATATCTACCCGTGTTGATGTAACGGAAAGAATATCATAAGAGGTGTATCCAAATGTAACGTTCTCACCACCTGAACCATTATCTAAGTAATAACGAAGGTGCATATTCGTGTTTGTTTTTGTTGTTGTTATACCTTGAAGGTTAGTACCTGTCACATACAAATACAATTCAGTTGCGTTTGTCGTTAGAGTTGATGTATTGGCAAACATCGCAGAAGTGTTTGTAAAGCTCATCTTATACTTTTATCCGCGTTATATAATTGAAAAAATCGTTTTTTGTATTTTATATTATAAATTATATAATTCACTATAAATACTTATATCTCGAATAAAATAAGGGTCTAAAATATGCATCGCAGCAGGTAAAAGGGTAATTTGTTGAACTTCAGATGTTAGTTTCGGTTTACGATATAAAATCAATTCAAACAGCTCTGTGGGAAAGGTGTCGTATAATGGACTTTGAAGTTCTTTTTCTTCAATCATACAAAGTATTTCAAAAAGTTGTTGGAACGTGTAGACAAAGACAGTATAGTTCCCGTTGGTAAATGTTTTGAAGTATTTTATCTTCAGCCCAATTTCTTCAACCAAACCTCCTATAACATCAGAAGGAAACTCAAATAGTTCTTCTAAAGTTTCTCGCCAAGCCGTTTGAATTGAAGTTTCTCCTTCTTCACCTTTTCCACCAAACCCACTTATGATTTTTTCTTTTTTATGAGGTTGAAATCCTGCCAAAACATGTCGATTGTCTGTGAATAAACATCCTGCATTTGTTATGTTTTGATTTGATTCTGATTTACTTTGACTTTGACAATTACCCATTCCTTTATTCTTTATAACTTACGTCGCTTTGTTTTACGTATTTGTTTAATTTTAATTTTAAATTTTAATTTATGTTTGCGGGTACGACCACCTTCCGCTTCATAATCAATATGTGTAACAACTTCTGGGATTTCTATATATGTACACATTCTGGCCGGAACAGTAAAAGGAGTGTTTTTGAGATTGAAGGTGGAAATAGAAACTTCTTTTCCAGTATTGTTGATAAAACAAACGAGTTTTATTTCACCTGCGGCATTCTTTTTTTCACTAAGAAATACTCCACGACGAACTAAATTATACTCACTTACAATCTTATGTTCCTTATTTTTGTGTCTTACGTGAAGTCCTTGTTTTATAATAGGAGATTCTAAATCAAAGGGAAGTAAAAGGGGGATTCCATACACTCTTTGACATAAATATGCCATAGCTAGACAATAATCAGTATACGTTGTGGTATATTGTATAGGAGTTCCAAACGAACCTGCCATTATATCATGGGTTACAATCGCAACTACACAATGAAGATTATCAACACGATTGGGTGGTTCGATTGTATTGAGTAATTTTACGTTACCTCCATAACGAAACACTTTATTTATTAAAAAAGAACCAATCTTCAAATCAATGGTCGGCATCAAATGTGCATAGTGTTCATCAAATGCTTCTGCGTAAGCATAATAAGGTTGAAAGGTTTTTATAATACGAAGACATGCTTCAGGTGACATATGTCCAGCCGCATCTAATCGCAATGAATCAAATCCGATATCCGAAATTTGCTGTAAATATTCTTTTTGTTGTTGTATGACGAGGGGATGGTTTTGATTTACTTGTGGAAGCGCTTGGGATAACCAACAACGGGTTTTTTCATCGGCATCGTTACAGTAATAGGGAGGATTAATCGTTGTTAAATCAGTTGTATGTAAACCTTCACCTATAACTTCAGAAAGTAATCCTATTATAGTTGGATCGGCAGTGTATTTAACACAATCCTGGATTGTTACAGGAGGCTTACCTTTTTTACAGTCCGTTAAAAGGGCATCCCAAGCTTGCCATTCATATTTGGTTCCTTGTAAATGATTTAATACCGCATCTGCAGTAAAATGATAGTTATATTTTTTATTTTTAATTAAACTTTGAAGTTCTTTCATTGAACCATACATAGTATCCCCAACTGTAAAGCTTTTTGGCTGATAAATAGCAAACCACGGTGGATAATCAACGAGTTCTTGTGTATATTTTTTTAAAAATGTTGGATAATCAATTCCATATAAATGAGTAAGAAGGGTGTTTATATATTCTTCTGAAAGTGATACATCATTCGAAATCGCATCACACAATCT